TATATAGGCCGGGTCAATGCCGATTACGGATCCTATAGACTTGGTGGTATCGATTACAGATGTCTTGGTTTCAACGCCTGCCCACCCACCAGACAGGCGGGCCAAAGCGACGCTGTGCTCTATGCGAGTGCCGTTGGGCAGGGTGTGGTCTTCCAAAATCACTATCAGGGACTCGTATCCATGACATTTGAGAAACCGATAATCTGCGACTGACATATCCACGCAGTCGAAAACGTCTATTTGCGGTTTATATATAAAATGGTAGGAATTTAGCAAGTCCTGCAAATCCTCTATTTCCTGGCTGCTATTGTTTTCCGCGCCACTGGCCGATGCGACAAGCAAGAAAAGTACGACGATTTTCAGCATAATCCTAAGTAACATTTCTGAGGATATAATCATGACGGAAGAAACCGAGGAAGAGAAGCCCCGAGCCACCAAGACAGAGCGAGGGAAGAAGCGTGAGCCACCGGCGAAGAAATATCTGGCGGGAGTAGACTAGATGGAAATCCTCATCATGAATGCCGGGAAAGATCCGATCGAGATCGAGGCCGATAGCTGGAACCTGAAGGAGTATCAGGATGCACATCGAGCAGCAGACTTCTCTATTCAATGCAGCCGGAACATTCCCATTCAGCGATATGCTCATGTGGTGGCAATAGAGAACAGGAGAGTCCTTTTTAGGGGCTACGTCAAGAGTCCGAAGATCAAGAACATCCGAACCAGGGAGCTAACTTGCAAAGGCGAGGAAGACCTTCTTTTGCGGCGCTATACTGGTCGATTTGCATATCAGGCGAGCACTCGCTACCTTGGGCAGGTTTTCCAGTCCGATGCACCTTCGCAGGTAGCGGATTCTTACGGCGTAATCGGGAACGTCGGGCTGCTTTTCATCGCCAACTCCATGATACCGCTGCATGGCAACACTGTCATTGATCCTACTGTCCCTGTATATGATTGGTGGGCTTATGGCTCAGATTGGATATACAAGCTAGTCGGGCTTGGACTGGATAGCCGAATCGGTTCGGCTGATATCTATGCAGAAGGCACTCTATTGCCTCGGGTAGATAGCTTCGCGGATTTGCTCAGCACCGATGTATCTTGTTGGTCCGACGACGACCTATGGGTACGGCTCGACGATTCCGCGCTCAATGGCGGGTTCGGCCCAAAATTTATGATGCTCGCAGAAAATGCCTACGACACCGGCGTTCGGATGGGGGACATAGACCTTGCTAGCAGCCTTTTGACTGGCAACTTCCAGACGAATTTTGATAGAATAATGGATGTCCTCATAGATCTCGCCGAGTTCTACGGCCTCAATCCCAGGTTTAGACGCGAAAGAAATTATACATATTTAGACTGTCTGGATGAGCCGGTCGAGACGGAATTTACACTTTCGGAGGAAAATATAGAAGAAGTCACACAAAGCTACAATGAGGATCAGAGAGTACATGCCTTGATCGGACTAGGCTACGGCAGCAGGGATGTGCAGCACGTCTATACTCCCTCAGATCATTCGTGGAAAGGAATCTGGATTGAAGATTCTTTAGATGTGGACGAAGGATTTTTAGACGCTGTGGGCAACCTGAAGCCGTACATTGACGCCGAATACGCTATCCGGCTCGACGACGAAATGTTCACCGTCTCACCATCGCCTGATTGGGGTCACAAGCCAAAGCCTAACGATATGATCAGATTGCGGTTGGTGGGAGAATCCGAAAAACTCCTGCAAGTCGCCAGCGCCAAAACCGATAGCAAAGGCGGCTACGAAATGGAGATAGGCGGTCGAAAGAGCGATCTGGTCGATGCTTTCAACTCAAAAGATTCTTTGAACAGAATCTACTTGGATGAATATTTGGTCGAGTTCGGAAAGGCCATAACCACAAGCGGCACCGATCTGCAATTAGGCGATACTACTCACGGGGTGTGTGGCGGCGCATCAGCAAGCATCACGGTTCCAGCGGAGGCTTACGAATCGGACTGGTCGCATAGGGTCACGCTCGATATTTCTATCACTGCCGATGAGAAACCGGTATCATGCGCCGTGTTTGTACAGATTAATGGCGGGGAAAATATTTTCTGTCAACCTCGGCATTATCTTCTGAATGATCAAATTTCCGGGCTCGACATAACCAGGTATGTCAATTACGGATCGGCGAGCACTATTGCCATTTGGGTACAGAAAAACGGTGAATGGTCCGGCGCGGCATGCATCAACCATCCAACATTCGACATTTCTACAACTGTTAGGATGTGGAAGCGAACGATCCTAGGAAGCAACATCAAGCGCGGGCTCAACACCCAGAAAGTGACCTACGCCACCTGGAAGAGACTTAAGGGAAAAGTTTACGCTTGGGTCAGGAGCTGAAAATGGCTACTTACGTTACTCCCTACTGCCAAATCCACGGATATGATTTCTCTGATATCATTTTTGCAGAAGGCGTTGACTCCTCAGGCGGTGGGCAGGGAGTCGAGGAAGTTCAGGTGCCTGGTAGAAATTATGCCGATGTCAGAAGCAAAGGCAGAGCGGCCAAGAAATACAAGATCCGAACAATCAAAACCAAGGACAGGGAACTTCTGGAAGCATTTCTGAAGGAAGTGAACACTGCCCCGGCTGAGTCTGAGTTCTACCCATTCGACGCTACCAGGGCGGGCTACATTGCCCTGGCGCATGCGTATCTTTCGTCTGGCATGGCACTTGACAAGAATCTTTACGAAGCCGTTGCTGAAATCACTTGCCGCGAGGCGTGGCTTTACGGGCCGGATCAGGGCATTGATATGACTTGGACGGCCCCTATACCTAGCGTTTCCGATCTTTTGACCAACGCCGGCCACGAGCGAGCACCGATCAGCTACATGCAGGTATCGGCTGATCGGATAGCGGACTATGTCGAGGATCTATCCGTCAGGATCACACCGGGCGCATCTAGCGCAGAACACGACAGGGAGCTAATTCTATGCGAGAAAATGCTCCGAGGGGATATTTTCGAGCTTGGATGGAGGGGCGAAGTCTGGCACTCGTATGATTCGCCCCTAATCTCGATGGCATCCCTGTCCTATGATTGCCATTCCAAAACATCCGGTGGATCGATATCTGGCGGCGTACTTACACTCGACAATTCCGATTATGTAATGATGCCGTTCTATGGGCCGTTACAGGTTTCAGGAGAGGCAGGGGCGGCCAAGATAGAGCTAACAGTCGATGCGCTAACAGGCGATGGGGCGACCATCTGGAAGGCAGTAGAGACAGATCTAGGCGACATGGAAGAGCTAGATCATGATGATTTGGTAGTCGGGGCCAATACCATCTATGTTCCGGATGTTGAGGGGGAGGAGCATATCGCCTTCGGAATCAAGGCCGCTGCAAGCGGATCTGTGGCTATATCGGCACTGAAAGGGACGGTTCACAGATATGTGGCCCCGAGCAAGATTCCTTATGCCGATCCAGACGAAACTTTCAAAATCAGAGTAGAAAGTACGGCTGCTACCCAGCTCAGGTTTGTTCAAGCCTGCTACAATGATCGGTTTTGGTATTGAGGTTTATATATGGATACTAAATATATTTTGAGATCAGAGGGAATCATAATAGTGGATCGCGGCGCGTGGGTTTCCGGCGAGGACTACGAGGTGGGTAACCTTTCCCAAAATTCCGGGTCATTCATCTGTACTACTGGTCATACGGCATCAGCCGCCACGGAACCGGGAGTGGGCGCGAATTGGGCAACTGTCTGGAAAGCCTTGCAGTACGTGACGATAGGCGTTGCCGATGCGACCTATTTCAAGGCCACCGATACCGCTCCATACATGAGGCTGATCGACGGATCCGCCAATGACGTCCTGATCCGGCTAGCTGCAGGCGTGCTCCAGTTCTACGACAATGCTGCGTCTGCGCTCCGAGCATCCATCGACATGCTGACCGGGAATATGGTAGTCACCGGCTCGCTGGCACTGACAGGCGGAATTGTCGCAGTGAAGACCGATCACCAGATAGCTCTCGACATCGCCAGGGGCATCGGGACTGTGGGCACTACAGGCGCGATAGGCGGCACCTGGACGGTCTCCGAGGGCGCGAGCGATGATATCCAGATCGTGACCCGGACGGCCGCCGTTGCCGATCATTATTACCGGATGCCGATTCCGCTTCCGAAAAGGAATACTGCGAGCAAGGGCGCGAAGCTAAAATCGGTGACGGTGAACTACACGGTTGGAGGAACGATAGACACCACGAACGATATTGTACTGTTCCACATTGTGAAGCAGACGCTCGGAGCGGACGGATCTGCCCCAACCGGGGGTGTTCTGGCTGGGGACGCGAACGAAGACTACGACGCGGCCCATAACACAAATGCTGAAAGGATGGCAGCAGGAACGCATACAGCGACCGTAACAATTCCAGTCGGCGAACAGGCATATGCCGCTGATCTGGAGACCTACGCCCTGCGTGTGCGAATCAAGGACGCAGCTACCGCGAACCTGACCTTTGTGCTGCTCGGTGCTGTGGCGAACTACGAAGCTGCAGAATATTGAGGCAGCCATGCAACAGCGATATCTCCTCAGATCAGATATCCCTAACCTGATCGGCCCGCAAGGCATCCCAGGAGGCACGTTGAGCTGGAAGGGAGAGTACGGAGCGGGAACCACGTATGCCGCCAACGACGGGGCGATTTTCGGAGGGAGGGCGTTCTATGCCCTCCAGGAGACGACTGGCAACGATCCGCCCACGTATCCTGATACAGAGAATGCCTACTGGAGTCTATACGCCGAAAAAGGCACGGATGGGGCGAGCGGCATAAAAACGATATGGGCAGATATGCCGGGCCTGCCGTCGCGTGTGTCCGATACTTCTTTCAGAATTGTAGACACCTCCAACGCGAACGGTTACGACCTGATCTTTTCGGCAGGAACGATCATCTCCTGGGAGAAGTCGGGCGGCGGGTGGCAAGCGGCGAAGATCATTTCAGCCTCTTATGCCGCCAATTATGTTACTTTCGAGTTGAAAGGTAACACCATTTCGGCAGGCTTTACGGGCATGAAATACTGCATTCATCGGGCACAAGAGGACTGCTGGACCATTCCTGGCAACATGCCTATCGCGGCACAAACCAACATCGGGAAGATCCTGTCCTGGCGGGAAGATCGTTATGTATTTTCGACTGTGGTGGTCTACCAGACTGCTCCGACGACCACGAAAGGAGTCTGGGATATCAATGACGATGGGACTTCAGTCTTTGCCACAAAGCCGGAAATAGCCGCTGCTGCAACCGAGGCCACGGCAACGGTTGCAGTCGCCGCTAAAAGCAAGATTTCTCTCGACTATGACAGCGGGCACGCAACGACACCGGGAGCGGATGCGTATATCTATATCTGGTCGATGCCGGTAGCCTGGCGGTATACGGAATGAGTAGCGCATACAATTGGCCACATGAAGGCTGCGAGGGACTTTGGCATTTCGAGAGCAATGGCAACGATTCTTCCGGGAACGGTCACGACGGAACCGATAGCGGAGGCGTGACGTTCGCTTTCGGAAGATTCGGAAAATGCGCCGTTTTCGATGGAACGGCGCGGTTCGCTCTGACGTTGATTGCCACGTTGTTTCTCACCGCATTTTCCGTCATATTGTGGTACAAAGGGACGGATACTTCAGGAAGAGCTATACTTTTCACGGCATCGGGGATAAAAGTGAATAGTTCTAGCTCGAATTTCTATGGATATGATATCGAAACGTCGTCTGGAATTGTTAGGCTAATTTTGGGCGATGGATCGACAAGTTGGGCGTTGATCCTGGCGGGAACCAAGGTCGTAAACGATGGCAAATGGCATCTTATAGCAGCCACCAGAGACGATAGCTATGCCAGGATCTATGTCGACGGGGCAGTGGATGCGGAAGAACCGAATCCGGTGACTCCCACATTCGGGAGCAGCGCAGCGTATCGGTGTTGCTCCATCGGAGGGGCCTATGTGGACGGATATACACCGCTATCGGTCGGCTACCTGCCCACATGCTCGATGGATGAGCTGCAACTGCTGGATTATGCGCTTACGCCTGCCCAAATGAGCCGCTTATATGCGTTCCAGCGAGGCATGTTGTAGGTAGCTTTTCACCGTGCTCCACGAATATCCTATCTCCCTCGCAATCTCTGCGATGGTCTTGCCATCTGCGATCATCGCGCCTATTTTCTTAACCAGCATAGGATCATCGCGAATCCTTGGCCGCTTCGTCTCGCCTTCGCGCGAGACTGGAATTGGTGCGCCAATTCCCCTTTTTTCGGACCTCTTCTCATGCATGGGCGGGGCCATCGAATTTCGATCTAAGTACTCGATCAATGCCTCGCGCAGGACTTCTTGCTGAACTTTATAGGTCGTTCCACAGCGATCTAGCAAGTAGCGTTTCAACCTTACTGCTAGCGATTGGTCTACATCTAGGCATAATCTCATAGATAGATATAGATCGGTCTCGATATATAAGTGATATTGAAATATCTGTAGATCTGGAGATCTTTAGCGTAAAGTATATATATGCGTGGCTACTAATAGGGTAATACTGAAGTGCGAGGTTGAGAAAAATGGCATACAAAATATCAGATGGAAATGAGGTACAAAGAATAGAGAACTGGGCTGAGATGATCGCCACTCTGGAAAGCTGGTTTGACTGGCTCCCCCGAATGGATTACTCCGGCGTCCCGGAAGGCGATGTCAGAGCGCTCAATGAGGCGGCCCGCGTGATCATGGCTAATACGGGTCATTATGTGCGGGTCGAGGAGGTGGCCTAGATGGCTATCTCCGAAGACAGCCTGCTCTCGCTGCCGAATATGGCGGCGAGAATGGAATCTATATGTCCAATGGGCAGCAACATGTTTCTTTGCGAAGGTGCGCGGACTGGAAAATACGCCTGGATCGTCTCCATCTCATATGGAGATGGAAAAACGCCCATTGCTGCATTTCCAAAAAAATATTATGACAGAATGATGGAACTGTCTGGCCGAGATCGAGAGATCTATCGGTCTGGGCTGATAAAAACATTTGCCCTGACCCCGCAGACGGAAAAGAAACTTCTTCCATCCCCGAGAGGAGATGGATGGATGGAATATCAGGATCATCTGATATATCGCCTGGCAAGTCATCCAGGGGACGAATATGGGTATGATTGGGGGTGGCTGGACTCGGAGTTCGTTCAGCCACATGGGCCGCAGCTCATGGAGGTGGCCTGATGCCAACCGCCAAACCTCTTTCGGAGCGCGCCTATCGAGCGCACATATCCATCCCGCCAGAGCTAGAGACGAAAGCCCGCCGATTGGCGGCCAAGCGAAAGCTATCTGCCGTCTGTGAGCAGGCCGTCAGGGAGGCCAAGTTATGATCTATAATCAAGCCGAAGCCGGCTTACGCGCCTTAACAGGCTCATCTACCAGGGGTAAGATCCTTCTAGCCCTCCGAGATGGGCCAATGCCGATTAGGCCTCTATCGGGGGTCGTTGGCGCGAGCACATCAACTGTGGCACATTCGATTGCGGCCATGCGAGAAGAGATCGCGAAGGAAGGGACGACATATCATCTGACCAATCTAGGCATGATCCGGGCCGAGGCCCTTAACCGGCTGCTTTCTTGCCTGATTGCTCTGGATGAGAATGCTGCCTTTTGGCAATCTCATGATATCTCAGGCATTCCAGCTGGGCTGTTGGCCGATATAGGTTTGCTGTCTGGCGGCCAATGCGTACAGGACAATGGCTTCGTGATGAAGTCATTGGATGGCTTCTTGCGGGAAACATCGAAGGCAAAGCATATGTGGGCAGTGTCGCCTGTCATTGCACCGGGTCATGCAGAGCTCATTGCAGGACTGGTAGAGGCAGGAGCCGAAGTCCACTTGATCCTGACAAGCGAGATCATGGCCTTGCTCGACCAGGAGCAGCTCAAGAGCTTGCTTGCCGCGAGCAACTTCCATCTGTATCAGATAGATCAGGAAGTTAAGACGGCCTTCACAGTGGCCGATGACATATTATCGCTTGGATTGTATCTCCTCTCGGGCAAGTACGATACCAATCAGGATCTAGTATGCAGAGGGGCGGGGGCGGTAGAATGGGGGATGCGATTATTCAATCATTATAAAAACCTATCCCATAAAGTTTAAACTCTTTTAGTTTCACCTTTTCAGCTCACTTATAAATATTCCTTCCATCTTTTCCTATAATCTATATACTTCAGGCACGGTGCTATTTTTATGTCCTTAATCTATATCTTTCGTCTATTGTCTATATCTTCTATATGGATTGCCCTAAGCGCCTCCCTCGGCCCGGCGATCATCTGCAAGATATATGGCCTGCCTTATGATCCGATAGCAAGCGCGCTTGTTTTCTTGGTCACATGGGCAGTCTATGCGATTGACAAGGTGTCAGGTTCGCGAGAGGACTTGCTGAATGATCCTGACAGAGCAATGCTTGCCAAGTATCCTATTAAGCGGCTTGCTGCCTTTGCCTACGTCGCTGCAATCGTGTTAGTGACTGTCTGGCGGCCTATCGCGATATATGCCGTACTCGCGCCAGGTATCGCTGGAGCACTCTATACAACAAGGATTTGCGGTATCCGGCCAAAGGACATTCCTCTAGCCAAGAATCTGATTGTCGCCACTGCAACCGCTTTCTGCTATGGCTGGCTGACCGGCAGCGGCTACATGCTGATCTTTTTGCTCATGATGGCCGGCACAATATTCTCTGATCTGAGGGATATTTGCGGCGACTCCATGAATGGGGTCCGAACCTTGCCCGTTATCCTCGGATCTTCGCGAACGCTAATGGTCCTGGCGGCCATCGACGTACCGATTGCCTTTTTGTCGCCAGTTATCGCGGCCATGATTGGGATCTTTATACTTTATTTCAGTAAGCAGCGCCCTAACTTGCAATACGATCTGCTTATTGATGGCTGGATGATATGGATTTATGCGCTGTTGCATCTGGTTTGAGGGAGAAAAGGTTATATAGGATTGATATAATGATTGTATTTGGCGAACATGAGTATAAATAGCATTGTCCGCCGCAGACAAGGGAGGGAAGAGATGGGATTAGGAAAGAAGGCATATTGCTTCCAGCTCGCGCCGGAAACCGACGCGATGATTGACCATTTGGCGGCAAAGAATCATGTCACAAGGGGGGAAATTGTGACAAGAGCGATCATTATAATGAATGATCGAGATAATATCAATCCCAAAGTATAAATAACTGATTACCTTACCAAATGTATAGTAATTAAGATTAGGTTCGGGCCAAAAATAGCGGCTTACCAGGCCCGGCCCGAACCAAGGAGAACATGCGCCCGAAGGCACATGCTAGGCAGCCGGCACATGAACCGGCCACCCCTAGTACATATAGTCGTCATTTGTCTATAAAAGCCTTCCGTGCGGCGTGTTAGCATGTGGAGGGGATATGCGAATCTTAGCAATTGCATTTTTCTGCATTTCACTTGCCAGGGCGATCTGCCTTGAAGAATCCGGTAGCGCCAACGGCACCGGCTCACATATCATGGAGATCGAGTTGCCGGGCGATAACCTGACTGATGAGGAATCCGCCTTTTTGCTTGCCATGCATGGGTATAATGTGACCCAGACCGGCGTGGTTGGGCTGAATGGGACTACCTGGCATGTAATCAGGTGTCAAGCATGAGTGCCATATTGATTTTAGGTCTGTTGCTGCTGTTTCTGGGGCCGTTTTACATATGGCTGCTGGCAACATCACAGAGGGAATCATGAGGTTCAAGGCAGTCGGCGAGGCCGGGCACTTCAATGGCCTGTATGTGCCGGCATGTGCGTTTCCGAGAGATCGGTATGCGACAGATAGCCAGTGTAACCAATACACAGCTTACAGGTGCAAGGATCGGCAGGAGATTCTTGCGTATATCGAGCAGCACGGCCCGTGCTCGGTGTTCGACATAGAATTGTGCCTACACCAAGAAAGAGGGCCCGTCATGAGGCATCTGACTGCCCTGCAAGCGCGATCGGCCATAGAGAGATGCTATTTTGGCGGCGAGAAGTATCGAGTGATATTATGAGCCAACAAGAAATTTTGGATGTTCTCAGAACACGTGGCCCAATGGGGTTGCATGAGATTCATACCACCATCGGCAGGGCACAAAGCCAGACCAGCAAGGCGCTAACAAAATTGGTTCAGTTGGGTGAGATCGTGAAGGGGCCGGATAGGATTTATCGGGTGATGAAATGAACGATTTTGACGTCGATGCAATACGAAGACATGAGATGGTCCTGGCGACCCATCCAATCCATTCCAAGAGGGACCGGCCGACCAGGCCGACAACGCGACTCATTCCGGCATATGAGAGGATCGCCATGCTGGAAGCGCAAAAGGCCTGTTATGTCGAGGCGAGGGATGACTACCAGGATGGAATTAATATCTGCGATAGCGAATTAAAAATATTGAGGGATGAGCAATGAGCGAAGAATCTGTGGATGTTCTGATGGCGATTTGGGGCTATAAGCGAGGAGATGATACTGAATGACGCGCGCCGTTGCTACGATTGGCGTCTTTATAGGTGTCGTGTTTATGTATGCGCATTCATACGCAGAAAATCAACACACTGACATGCAAAATCTGATATTTTTAACTGAAGGAATATTAGTCTTACTGACAATGCTTTTGGCGTCAAAGGCGGTTGAAAAATGCTGATTATCTATACAACAGCCAACTGTCCAAACTGCCATAGACAGATGGCCGAATGGAAGAAAGCTAACATTGCATATGCTGAGAAACCTATCCAGGATTTGCTAGAAGATGGTGAATTGCTGACTGATTACATTGTCAAGCATAATGGTGAATGGCCGATGCAAGCACCGGTGATACTGGATAATGGGGTCTGGCAATGAATGAGCTGCTTTCCCGCATAAAACAAGAGAAGTGGCACATGACGCTTGATTATGTGCCAGTAATTGACACGTTTGTATGCGAATTGGCCGGAAAAGTATGTGGTCAGGGCAAGACGGCGGAGTCGGCGATCATTGAGGCGATTGAAAGGATGGATCGGGCATGAAAGATCAATGTGGTTCTTGTCGCTGGATCAACCGATGCCGATCTGAATATGCTGGCATTGCGGATAGCGATACATGCAGGTTTAAGCCATCCATGTTCAGGCTGAAGAAAACGCATAAGCGGGGCAGGCCGAAGGTGATATAGAGAGACAATAGATTAGGTCGAATCTATAGGACGTACAAAGATGTACATTGGTAACCAAAGATATACATTTATCCGCTAATATAAACATTACCAACCAAGGAGCGAAACATGCAAGATGAGATCGATTTAGCCAGGAAATGGCTTAGATACTTCGCTAGACCGGCAAAACACTATGCGCCAAGGTCTTGTGAAGATTATGCGAGCAGAGTATCAAGATGGGCAGGCGTGCCGATACGCCCGGATGCTTTCCTAAAAGCGGCAACTCAGCTTAATTATGAGTCGCGATTGGAGGCAGACGGCAGACACCGGATAAAGGCGGCTATAGCATGAGAATTCGTTCTAAGGAATTCCATGAGCTGTTAGAAGCATCCCGCCTCCATGAGTTAGATAGCCACAATATGACCGCTTCAGAGATGCAATTGGACCAGCGGTTAGTCCAAACTCTGAAAGCCAAGAACATAATCAAAAAACGGGGCAAGGCGAAGGCGTTTCATCGGACTTACATTATTTGGGGGCCGGGTATCAAGTATCGTTACTACATGAAAATGTGGGGGTGGGCCTGATGAAGCTCTCGTTTGGAAAGTACAATGGATGGGAGCTTTCGGATGTCCCTGATGATTATATCGAGTATATGATCACCTCCAACGAAGCCAATCTGAAGATGTTTAGGGGTGAAAAGGAGCGCCGCGTGGCCTATCTGGATGCGAAAATGCCTATGATGGAACGCATCATTCAGGCAGGTTATAGGGCTCTTGCGAACCAGCATCACCCGGACAAAGGCGGCGATACGCGGACCATGCAACAAGTGAACGCCGCATACGAAAAGCTCAAGCAGGTGATCAAATGACCTTCTCGAAAGAGGTTATCCCTCCCTGCATCGAGCACGCCAAGCAGCACGGTCCAACGCCCGAAGATGGCCTTGCATGGTGCATCAATCTGGGAAAGTGGTTCAAGTTTTGCGGTGCAGATGAATCTGTCGCGGCCATGCACATAAGCCGTTTATTTGACCACACGGACAGTTTAGAGGATTTGGATATAGAGGAGATAGGTCTGCATGTCAAAGCGGCCTATAACAGCGAAATAGAGCTATCCTGCAAAGAACTGATGGGGTCGGCAAGCTTCTTGAATGGATGCACAAATGTCAAATGTACTTACTACGAAAGGCCAATTGTGCCGCCCGGTGATCAGCCCACCGCGGTTAGAGTCTATCTGTCCGATGATCCGGGCAGCATAGGCATAGACGAAGATGGCGCGATCAAGAAAGTTAAGATGGTCGAAAAAAAAAGCGGTGAGACGGCCAAGGTGCTTGAATGGGTGTCAGATTGTGCCGTTTACATTCACACTGAGACAATCGCAGAGGATGAGACGGAATTTGTCTTTGAGGGAGCAGGATCGGCAGATAAGAGACATGTCCGGTTCGTGATGGCCGCGGGGGATTGTCCCGATTCGCGAAAACTTAAGGCGATGCTCACTAATGCTTTTGGCGCTGCAAATCGATTAGGTGAGCTAACTTTTGATACGATTCAAAAGATAACAAGGAACACTATAAAAAGAAGGCGGCTCACAGCACCGGCCTGGGTAGATGGTAAGCCGATGGTTCCCGGCGTGGATCTTGCAGATGACATAGAATTTAAGCTGCTCGATATGATACCGGCTCAAGTCCATGATGGCAACTTGCAGAATGCCAAAGACTGCCTGGGCAAGCTGCTAGACATCCCAGGACCAACACCGATCTTGGTTACTGCGATATTTGGCGCGCCGATATATGCCAGATGTTTTTCCAATGATCGGTTTGGAGTGGGTGTTTGGGGCAGGTCTGGAAGCCTCAAGACATCGATAGCTAAGAAGGCTATGGGCATATATGGGGAAGGTTATAACGATGACATCAATCTTCTTAAGTTTGGTAGAAATAGTTCTACGGGCGTTGGGCAGTCCGAGGTTTTGGGCGGCGCTGGCATTCTGCCTCATATTATCGATAATGTCAAAAGTGTAGATCCTCGCGATGCTCAACAATATATCGCTACTATCCATAGCGTGATCGAAGGAAAAGACAAGGTTCGTGGCAAGAAAGACGGCGGGATCAGGGACAGCAAGGCGTTCTGTTGCACGCCGATAGTGACAGGCGAGATCAAACCCGATGAGGCAAGTACCTCTGCGAGAATCTTCAACCTGAAATGGTCCGAGCCAAAGAGCAAAGCAGAGGTCGATTATGTGGCCAAGCACATCAAGGATTTGCCAGTGATCGGTTATCACTGGTTAAGGCATCTCGCGGCCACAGAGCTTAACCTGGAAGGCTTCGAAGAGAATAGGACTGCCAAGACAGATGAGTTCAATGAGAAGAACTATGTCAATTCAGGCCGCTTGGCGACCATCTACACGCTGCTTAGGGCGACATGGGCAGCACTGTTAGCCTCTCCTTTCGCAGATGTCTTTGAGACCAGGTCTAAGCGGTTTCTATCTGAGCTAGACAGGTGTGCAGAGGAGCAAGGCGCGATGGTGAGCGAGGAAACTGAGGTCGCAAAACTCATGTCTGGCGTGGCTGCTCTGCTCGCTACACAACCAGGATTGATTCAATCAAGTGAAGTTGTGGACTCATTCAATCGCGAGATTATAGGCAAAGAGATAGCCGGAAAGGGCATTTTCCTGGAGCCAAAAGCAACTTTGTTTGCCTTAAAACGGATCGGCGTATTTACTCAGATCCCGACAGAGGCGAGTCTTACAGACGCATTGGCCCAGTCGGATTACTTGGTTCTGGATGAGGGTAGGCGCAAATATCGATATCGGTTGAATAAGAGCCGTGTTTATGGGTGGTTGATTTCTAAAGAAGCACTGGAGATTTACACGGGCAAAGGACATGATGAGGACAGCAAAACCGATAACGGGGGGGCAAATGTCCCCAAAACCCCGCCGTCCCATGAGAATAAGAGAGATTGTAGGGAGAAAGACAAAGAAAATTTCTTTGTAGAAAAGGGCAAAAATCATGAGGACAGTGAGGACAGTAAGATAGATAATAAGAAAAATGAAGAGATAGATAGTGATATAGATACTAATATATTGTCCCATTCAGTGTCCCATTCATGTCCTCATGTCCTCACCAAAGAAGAAGTCGATAAACAGGATGCTTTAAGAAAAGAGCATTTCAGGACTTATATAGATAAGCAGGCGATCTTTAAGACGTGACCGAACGCTATTTATGTGATTAAGTCAATCATTGATTGATGAAACACATACGAATAACCTTCGAGGATGAAGAAATGGAACGCCTTATGAAAAAGAAGGACGGGAAGTCCTGGCATGATTTCATAATGGAGCTTGCGGGTGATGACGATGAGTAAGTTTCATGAGGAATTCTTTAAAGCCGGATCACCTAAACATGATAAATTGATGATAAAAACACTATCCGAAGATGGAATAAAGCGAGTGTTAGATGCCATTGACATCGATACAGTTGTGTATAATGATCGTAAAAGGCAATTGTACCTAAACGAGAAATATACCGTATGCGAGCGATCTGATAAGACAATGACGATATATTCCGGGTGGTCCGATGGCTATAATCGGGAGATTCCAACCATCGGATATGATAACCGGTGCAATTTTTATGGTTGCTCATGTCAATCGATCTGCACTAAGACCATTCGACAAATCGAAGCCAAACCAACTCTTGAAAACATTTCGGTGAAGCATTCCTATGAAACGGAAGTGATCGCTCGAAGTGGAAATTTTATAATAGGTTATGCAGATGCTATTATCAGATCGCTCTATAGCGGCGACGTTTGCGTTGATTTGGGGTATAGTAAGCCGTATGTAAAGGGGCAATTTGAATTGCAAGCAGACACGCTGATTGAAGCTAAACCGGAACTTAATAGCATTGGCGATGTTTTGCGACAACTCAAGACGTATAATAGCCTTCTTAGAAGGACGTTGCCGAATAGATCTGTGATAATACCTATGCGCATGGTAATAACAACATATACAGAACTTGATAAGGATTCTCTGGATTACTTGGAGCATGAAGGCGTAAAAGTAGTTACATTTGCTTGATAGAGGGCTCCCCAAAAAGCCCTCGTAACAGACAGATGCTCATTGCCAATCACCGCTCGGCTGATCCATACAGCTCGGCAGCGTGGCATCATTCGCTCGCTCTTCTGTGAGTAGCTGCCTGTACATCTCATCTTCCACGATGTCGGATTGTCTGCGACCTTTGGGGCCACGCTGCTTGCTCATGCTTGCACCCCATTATGATACATCCAATTCCACAGATCGCCGGAATGTCTGCATCCCTTAAGCAATTCTTTAACTTTTATATTAATATCCTCTGCCGAATAACCTTCCTTCGCAAAATAATATATGCATTCTGATATATCTCGCGAATCGAAGCAATAGTATGACAGATCGCGTGCGTCTTGTCGCATCCTATCTAGGATTTCTTGCATGTCGCTCATGCTTGCTCCTCGATAGCTGATAGGTAAGCCGCGAGCAATGCCGCTACAGGCGAATCACCGACGCCCCTATAGGTCTTCCATATCGGGTCGGCCGTCTTCCAGATTTTAGCCGATGGTTTAACGGTGTATGTGGACTGCTCTAAGAGCCATCCGCGGCTTGTTATTGCCTCTTGCAACACCGCCTGTAAGATCGCATCCTCGTAGAAATCCGGCATGCTTAGGGTGGCGCGATGCCCCCACTCATCGCATTCATATTCATGCCGGCTCATGATGTCATCTAACCAGTGGAATTCAGTAATCCGTTGGTATGTCTCTGGATCGGCCTTCTCAAGCCGGGCAAGCATGTCTTTCATTCCCTGCCCTCCCATCCATTCATCAATGTTCTAATTGCCTCCAGCAATTGAGTGCATGTTTCCCGATCACCTTGATATATCATATCCTGATATTTATATTCAGGAAGATCGAATATAACTACACTTATTTCTGGCATATGCCCTCCCTGATCTCAGCTAAGGCCGCCTCAAAATCGGATTGGTCCCATCCAGCTTCTAGGCACATTGATAAAGCCAACCGCTCCAATCTATCTGTATAGCTCGCTTCTTGCTCCATTTGCAAGCCAAGTTCTTTGGCCGTTTGCTTGCGGTAGTTGTCCTGTATTTCCTTTGGTTGTAAGTAGAAACCTTGTTCTCTATTAGGGAAATTCACGAAGTGCAAGACTGCTTTTGCTTCGATGGCAACTTGTTGCCATCTCTTGCAATCCTCTTCTGCTTTCCAGCATCGGGTTCTTAGCTGGTTGCAGTTAGCCATCAGATCCGATAATCTGCCCTCATAGTCTTTTTCACATTCTTGGCATCCATCTAGTTCATCCTGCCAATCGTCTACCATTTTGGTTTTTTCTTCTCGCAGCCGCTTGATCTCAGTTACCAATTCGGGCAGCATCTCAAAGGCAGCATACGCATCTTCCGGGTAATGCCATGTCTTGTTTAGAATAGCCTCAGCTCTGTCTGCTATATCGCTCATATCCTATCATCTCCAAAAATATCGGGTAGCTCGCGGGCCAAACGATGCTCCGCATACCACAATCTAGATTCTTGCTCTTCGCCAGAATATTCTTCCCAATCGCGGGTTTCTCCTTCTTTTGCGGTCTGGTACCAATGGAGGGACATCGCCTTTTCGGTTATGAGTGCCGCCTTCAAGGTCGCGATCTGGTCTCGCAGCTTGTGATTTTCCCGTTCAACCTGTCCGACGACCTGGGTGCGCAGGAAACATGCTTGTCGCCAAGATTCGATCTGCTTGGCCTGTTCATCTATATGGGCAAGCAATTTGCCAGCAAACCCAAATCGTCCAGGATCTTTGATCCCGACCATTGCGCGCATGCCATCCAGCTCCTCGGGGCTCATAGCAAGCCCTCCTGACGAAGCTGATCGCGGGCTACATTAATGTTAGGCGAGACTATACGGAACATATACTCCCCGCGCACATCCACGAAATCGCCGGATGCGTCGCATGCGATGCACCTTGCTCGCTCCTCAACCAGCGCCTTGCCCCTCTGCCGGACCTTCTCGCCTAGCTTCTTGAGAGCGGCACGCTGCTTGGCGATCCGCGAGAACGCCTGATTCGATGTTTCGGCAGCAGCGTATTTGGTCCCCCCGTGCGCTGATTTTTCGACTTGAAGCGCAGCTTCCAGCTCTGCTATGCGCTTGGCCTGCCCATTCTGGATTTGTTTTGCGACCAACCGGCACGCACCAAGTTGGACCACAGTTTCATCTACCAGGCGGGTTAGCCGTTCGATCTCACCCAGAGCAGCGGGCAAAAGATGATCTACGATCTCGGATACCCGTTTTTCCTGACGGGCCTTTGCAATATCAAATTTGCTCATATCGGCCCTCCCGTGGTATGCTGTTTCGCGATCCGGTCTAGCTCGCTGGTGGGCATGGGGTCGCTTGCTTCCATCTGGATGGCCATCGCTTCCAAAGTCGCTATTTTTCTTTTCATCTCTCTCAATTCATTTACGAGAGTGGTCTGGTCGCGCTCATCTACGGCGGTGACCGCCATGTTTCGCAGATAATATATATCTGCTAATATTCTACGAATTGCAAGAATGTCTTTCATTTGCTCTCCTCCATCCGTACCGCCATCGCTTGCATCCGACGCAAGACATCAATCTCTTCTTGCAGAAATCCGTCTATGATGCCGTCTTTCCTGGCGTCTGCGTCCATTGCCTCCATCCAAGAAATCATTTCTTCCAGCAGATCACCGTCACCTGGCTGGAAGCCACCCAAGACATCGAGTATGGCCGGCAAAGCATTTGCCAGGCAGCGTTCGATATCCAGCCGTTCAAGCAGCGCGTGATTCGGCTTACCGGTGTCGCGTTGCCGGGCCTTGATCGCGGCGAGCCTGCCTTCCAGTTCTTTCAGCCGGGCCACCTCAGCAATCATGTTCATGTCTTTGGTCTCCGCTTCGCGAATTCTCTTAATAGCGCGGTTGTCGCCTCATCTCGCGTGGTCATCTTATGCTTCTCCTGATACTCTTTTAGGATCTGGAAAGCATCGTCTTCTAGCATGACATTAAGCCGTTTCATACCGATAATGTTATTGTTTCTACTATATATACTTTATCAACTTTAGTTTAAGCGTTAACTATATATACTCATAAAACAAGCTAGGTTATGTCAGAGTTACCACCTGACAGGAGCGAGATCATGAATACGAAACAAATTCCAGATCACGTAGAGAAGCAGTTGGCCTATCTAATTGACAACGAGCACGAGCACCCTGAATACGGCAAGAGAATTGTCGAAATTTGCGACCATTGGGGGATCTGAATGGATCTCTCCCAAGTTCCCCTGCAAGTTCTTGAGAAAGTCAGGAACAAATGGGAAAGGATCGTGGAACCAAACGACCCGGCCAAGTACGCTGTGCCATGTGCCATGTGTGACTGGTGGCTCGTGGAAGTGAATGGTGGTACCGGGCGGAGTTGTGATGACTGCCCGATCCTAGGTGAGTGCAGTGAGATTCTCGATTCCTCCCTTGGCTGGAACGAGCGCCGCGAACGCTTTCTCCTGCACATCCGGGCCGAGATTGAGCGCAGAGCAGAGGGGATGCACGATGTGCGGAGATAGCTTCCGGTTCTGTTTATCTTGCCAGCAGATTACTCGCTGGCACAAGCATCAGGCGATCCATCACTCTCTCTGCAAGCGGTGTGGTCATCCGTCGATCTACGCCGTGAAGATGCCCCTGTCAGCCGGAAAGATCGCAGAGCGCGAGGATGAATTGAGATTTATGATGGGCTATACAGGCCCTATACATGTTTGAGGTGAATGAAATGGAAAATCTTGGAGAAGTATTGGAAAGCGTCAAACAAACCGGCGCTTATCGGGTAATGTGCTACTATGGAGAAGGCGTTGGATGCGATGATATGGATATTCCCGGCAAAGATCGCCACATACGCATAATCTGGTCGCCGGTCGGGTGCCTCGGAGAAGTCCGGTGCATGTGGTATGGCAAGCTTTCGGACGCGCTTGCGATGGATTTCAAGACTGCCGTGCCTGTGCGGACAAGCAACCCGCCAAAAGCGGAGGAGATCAAAGGCGATGGCTATTGGGCATGGGGTGCGGGCTCCATCGAGCAATTCATGAATCGATTCAAATAGGCAGCATGGATTCAGGGCGGATCGTTACCGCCCCTGCCTCTTGCCAGGCGGTTGGGCTTCCTTCCCGTCTGGCGCATTCCCCCTATGTCGGTAGTTCAGCACGGCCAAGAACCTGGGATCGCATGATGCCTTCCAGAACGCCGGTTCAAATCCGGCCCGACATATCTCTCCCTGTGATAAGAGAGCATGAGCGGCCAACTTGTGTTAGTGAAACTGGGCATGTTTGAATTGAGGGAGTTAATATTCGTGAGGTGTGATAAATGGTAAGCAATGTCGATCTACAAAACGCATTCGATGCAATGCGAAATAGTAAGGTATCGCTCTTCCATGCAGGAGAGCGTGAGTTGGCGACGCGGGAGGCCCTGAAGAAAGCCGAGGCCGCCGTTTTGCTGGTCAATGCCGCCGACCCCAAGAAGCTAGGCGGAAACGAGGCTGCGAGAAATGCCACGATCCGAGAGCTAACTTTCGATGAACGAAAGGATGCCGAGAAAGCCGAGGCCGAAAAGCGGGAATGCCAGCTTGCCTTTGATCTTGCCTGTATGGCAGTGGATTGCCTGAAGTGGCAAATTCGCAATGAGCAAGCGGCGGCAGATTGCGAGGCACAACGATTGGGGGCGATCTGAAATGGCTGGCAAATCCCTGTCTCCTGCCGATCTCGCTCAAGCAGTCGCCGCCTACTGCAACGCCAACTGCGAGACCTTCAGCACGTCCGAAGATGGCAAGATAAGGATATTTGCGGGTGCTCCTGGTGACGGTGATCCCATCGTGTGGCTGGATGCAGGATGCTTGCAGTCTGCTCCCGTGGAGTTCGGGCTGGACTTCATGGAATATCTGCCTGTAGTGGCCAAGAACGGCAGATCGTCCAACGGGCAGGCAATTGTTCCCACCAAGGAGAGATCGTCGGGCCTTGGGCAAATCAAGCCTGCCTCGGGGGCAGTCCGCGATATCCAGGTGGCGGATTTAACCTTCGAGGACATCAAGACATATATCTGCCCGGCAGCAAACGACCAGGAAGTTATGATATTCCTGAAGCTTTGTCAAGCCCGAAACCTCAACCCATTCCTTCGTGATGCCTACTTGATCAAGTACGACCAGACGAAACCCGCTCAAATGGTTGTGGGCAAAGATGCATTTACCAAAAAGGCGGAGGACCATCCAAAATTTGACGGCTACAAAGCGGGAATCATTGTGAAGAATCCAGGCAGTCTAAACGGGCTGGATTACAGAGAGGGCACCTTCCTTCTGAAAGGCGAAGATCTGTTGGGGGGGTGGGCCGAAGTATACCGCTCAGATCGCAAAGCAACGCCGTATAAGATGGCCGTTTCGATGGGCGAATACAGCACGGGCAAGTCTAATTGGGTTTCAAAACCCGCCACAATGATTAGGAAAGTGGCCTTGGTACAGGCTCTTCGAGAAGCGTTTCCGTCGGAGTTCTCTGGAATGTATGACGGCGATGAGATGGGTATTGATCCTGAGAAGGAGGTATCAGCATGAAGCTCAATCTCTACAAATGTTCTACCAAAGACCGCGAATGGTACTCTCTCGCAGAATCGATCTGCAAAGGAGCCATTCCGCTATCATGTGATGGTGATGGATGGATATATTCGTATGATGTCCCGCCTGAAAAGATCGAATTCTTCAAAGAAGTCGAGGTCGATCTGTCTCAATTCATAGACGCGGAAACAAACGCAATCAAGCGGCAAATTGAGGCCAAGACAAAGGAACTTGAGGAATTGCAAGAGAGCATGGTACATCTGGGATGGCGGCTGTGGTTCAAATGACTCCTGAAGAAGCCCGGCGCAAGCTGATTGAACAGATGTTGCCGGATGTTAGGGAGGACGAAGAGCATGATTGACGTTGCTGATAGTCACGCGATCGCGTTTATATTAGGATTCGCATCAGGAGTTATATTATGCTGGATAGGAGCACGATCATGACAGTAATTAAATTCAGTCATAGATACTCCAAGATGTCTGGAATGCCGGATAGTCGAATAGATCTCAGGCAGGCAGAACTGCTTGCCGAAATACTCTCCAAAGAATACCCAGATGTAAGAGCCCATTTCAGGGACATGAGCAAGATTCTAGCGGCTAAATCGGGTGCGTTGCGCATGTTTCCGATGCTGGTCAAGGAGCTAAAAGAATGCAGGGAACGATAGCCACATACCTCAGGCGGTTAGCAAATTGGCTAGATCCGCCCCAATCATGGAATGTATATATTAGCTGTGATACTTCGCAGGCCATCACGGTATTGGGCTCGTTGCAAGCGGAATTTCAGAAAATGCTTGATAAGATCGAGTGGGGTGTAAAATGCAGGAAAGAATAGCCGTCTACATTAGCCCCAACGAGCGCGGCTCTGATCGGGCCAAGCATCTTGCCCTGGCGATATATGAGGATAACCGCTTCATGCTGCCAAGCTTCCGAGAGATTGGTGTGGACTTGCAATTCTCAATAGTCGAGCATGTCGGGCACGATCTGCTTGGAGAGGAATATTGCGATAAAATATTGAATATAGAATTAAAAGAGCCAAATGATTTTGTACAATCGGTTCTATCGGGCCATCTGCAAGAGCAGGTACTTTCATGCAGGGAAGCCGGCCAAGATGCGTGTGTCGTCATATTAGGCGGCTCTGATGAGATATATGCAGCTATCAAGGACTCAGCAACCGGGCGCGGTGTGAAGCGATCTGAAATCGGGCATGTAATAGCAAGTGTGCATGCCAGGTGCAAGAGCTTCCGCAAGCGGTCTATGCTGAATGGCGTGCCGGTCTTTCATGCAGGAGATGACAGCGGATTTTTTGACAGCGAGGACCAGTTCAAGGACATCCTGGAGTTGGCTCATGACTATCTCACAGATGGCGACATGATGGGCTTCAGGCAGAGGCCCGCGGGCGGGGAGCGCGAGCTATTGGCCGCTGCAATCCTGTTTCACGGCGACAAGATCGGTCCGGGCGTGCTAAAGCCTGTCATGGAGCAATACGAGCTATGCCTGTTGCCAAGAGGCGAATTTGCAGAGCAGCCATGCGACATAAAGGGCATTGGGCCAAAGAGAGCTGCAATAATTGACAAAAAGATAGCGATGGTTTACGGAATGAGGGCGAAAGCATGACATTTAATGGACGTGTCTATCTCAGTTCCACAACCGCCACACCCACCGTTTTATTTGGGATGTGTACCCCGGCGCGTTGCAATATAGTTAAAAAGACAACCATTAGCGATAAACATATAGATCGCATAGCTCAGAAAGCAGAAGCGGCACAACGATTTGCTAAGGGAGGACACTGGAAATGAAGATAAAATGTCCTGAATGTGGCCGAATCCAAGAAGTTGACGACGGCGCGTGGGAGAACACACAAAAAGGCATCCCGTCTGGTATTCCTGGAATAATCGTGTTAGTTCATCCATTTACATGCGTCTGCGGCGATCATATCAAGATGGTGCCAGCATGATCCGCCTACATCGCCCTTGGCCGCCTCATCCCATTCGCTTGCCTTTGCATCCCAGGGTTTGGCGGGCGGATAGACAGATGGTGAGGGTGAGATATGGCAAGGAGAGGAAAGCATGAGTATCTTAATCGAACTTAAGCGAGGTGTTCCAAGTGAATACTTCATCGTTTCATTTGGTCATGCTGAATATTATTGTGACGAGGACGGATTGATAAATGAAATTGTTAAAAATCTTGGAAATGAACATCATCCGGCCTATACGTCTTCGTGGAATATTAAACGATTTGACAGAGCACATCTCGCATTAAATGAAGTATCTGTAGCCGATGTCGCAAGATTTGTTCATAAAGCGACCAAGATCTACCTCAAAAATCTGGTGGATGCCGGACTCAAACCATCCACTCAGCGCATTTGAAACTTGCCAAATGGGAGCTTAAAACATGGCCGAATGTTATCGCACCGGGGGGCGATTTTGTGCCCTCGACGAAGTTAATCGTATGGATTGTACGATTTGTGAGCAGACCGATTTACATATAGCGGAAAATAGGAAACAAGATATATGCGGCTACGAAGCCAAAGGGCGGGCCATAGGCCGCCTGGTGGATAGCAAGCAAAGACAGTATGGAGACAGCTTTCACAAGTGCCCCGATTACCTGCGACTCCTCTATCCAGATGGCATCAGGCCGGAGCAATATGAGGATCTCTTAGCTCTGGTCAGGGACTTTGATAAGAGCATGAGGATAGCGACGGGCAACCAGGGAAACGAGGATGCATGGGCCGATAAGTGCGGATACGCCCTTTTGGCGATGAAAGGCGAGGTTGCATGAGCAAGGCAGAATGCGTGTCTTTCCTGCAATCCCACCCTGGCAAGCATACTATAGCCGAAATTTCCAGAGAGACCGACAACAACTTGGAGTCATGCCGGCACTTCATGACCAGGCTGAAGAAAGACGGCGCAGTGCATTGCGAATATCCTGCTAGGGCGAACCAATTCATCATGTGGTGGGTATGAAAGGCCGCCATCGCTATCGTGACGAAGCCCTTCTAGCTCAGATGCCAGCCGGCCAATTCACCGCCAAGGATATCGGCCTTGGTCCTGGTATGGGCGGCGTGCTGGCGCACCTGGAGGATATGGGCCGGATCAAGCGGGTGGGCAGGACCGGGCCACTGGGCAGGATTGCATTGTGGGAGAAGGCTTGACATGTCGCAGGATGTTGTCCTGGCGGCTCTGTCAGATGAACCCCTAACACAGAAACAACTTATGCAGCAGCTTCACATCGAAAGCGGTGTCCTGTCCCACCGCCTGAACAGCCTCATGAGGAAGGGGCTTGTGGAGAGGCAGACATTAGAGATCCGATATAGGCCGTTTGGCTATGTCAAGGCGGCGGCAAGTGATCGGCCCGGCATGATGAGATGGCCTAAGTTCGAAGAAAGCTGGTAATATATCCTTAACTCTTTTTTCCTATCTGTCCTAATATCAATTTTATATTATCCATACCTATTTATACCATAACGATTATCAGGACAATTGGGTTCGCCTTACCACCGAACCTCTAAAGGAGCATAACATGTCGAAACATTTCTGTCGTGTGTGTGGCATTCGATTATACCGCGAAAATGCTTATAAGAATCGAAAAAGCGGGCATGGATATAGAAGATTATGTAAAGAATGCGACAAAGAGAGAAGAAATGCAAATAATGCAAAAAGCGGTAAAATGAGCCGCTTACAATTGAAAGGAAAATATCGAAAGATAACAATCTCCTTCCAATCACCTGAAGCCAAAAAGCATTTCCTCTTATACCGCCGTCAGCAAGTCATAGGGTGCCATCCCAAAGTTGGCAATGAAAGCAAAGTAGGCCAACGAGTCGAGCATCTGGTAGAGAAGCAAGACAAGCACGGCGAAACGCACCGGTGGTTTGAGTCTACCAAATGCGATGAGTGTGGCGGAGAAGTGCGATTCAAGGAAAACGGCTTCAAGCGGTGTATCGAGTGTGGGCTGTTATCATCTAATTATACGCTATCTAATGAGTTAGATGAGCCGCAAAAGCGCGACATACCACAAGAAGAATATTACAGTTATGCCAGGCAAGACATTTCCTCTGAGGAGGAGTCGGCATAAGTCCTGGCATTCATCTTATCAAGCGATAACTCTATATATCACTCGATCTATCTCTCGATGTCGCTGTCAAAGCTCAACGCGCCCTACGGGGTTCAAGGACGGCGGCTCCCCATTATGAAATATCCTAAGAGACCTTCGATCTGCAAGAAGGATGCCTAACAAGGGCTGCCTAAATAGGTGAAAATCCTAGGCTGCATAGCGCACAATTGGCGGCCCATGCGATAATAGTCCCGAGCAAGACTTGAAATTTGCCCATTACTTGTCACTGTGGCCGCCAAGCCGCACGATACAGAGACCAGACTTCCATCATCCGGGAAGGTTGCAGCTTTCCCGGTTATCATTGTCATGGGTCACACCGTGACCTATTTTGCATCAGAGAGATCCCGTTGGCGCGGGGCCTCTCACATCACCATTGGCCGATCCCCACAAAAAGATCAAAAAAGAGTTGATTAACATGAAATGCGACGAAACTTTCAGAGATTTTCTAGGCAGATATCTCAATACAAATTTGCATATAGTGACAAAGGTAGGAACGATATGCGACGGTTGCCTAATGAAATGGGGCGAACATAGCCTTGTTTTGCAAGGCGAAACCAGTATGATCGTAGCTATCAGAGACATCCTATCGATTGAGGAAACTGGCGGGAAGAAACCATTTGGGTATGAATCACAGTCATAGCAGGCCGATCCCCTGCCTTCGACCTCTTGCAAGAGTGCCTTCCAGGTGTCCGCCGAGCCTGGATGAGCTTATGATCATCGGCATATGCGGGTCGCTAGTAGCGAGGCTGCAAACGCGATCCGCCATCATATTTATTTTAGCCATATAAGATCAGCCTCGGAAAACAATGACGAGGGGTTATGCCCATCGAGAGGAAGTACGGGGCGGTTTGGCTTTCTGATCATATACGACTTTCCCGGGGGCAGTGGGGACCATCACCGGGAATTATTTTAATGGAGGGACAAAACTATATATACTTTTGTTCCTGAATTAAAATTTGCGTTTCCTAATTATCGCTTGCCTCTCACCGCTTATTGAAATGCGCAGCGCGCATTTACGATAGAACGGAATAGCAAGCAAGCGGCATGTGCCACATTAGCTCAGTTGGTAGAGTCGGGGATCTGTAAGATATTCCTCCAGAATATCCCCCTGTCGGGAGTTCAAGTCTCTCATGTGGCTTTCATATCCTTTCCTAGTCACCTAATCTGTGACAACCATCCATGCGAAGCCGTCAATTTGGTGAGCCGAAGACGGCAAGGAAATCTACGCTACCTCCTTCAAGGATAATAACCTTGGAGGGTATCCTTGTTATCTGATTGTAAATGAAAATATTAACAATGAGGACGAATCGTCCTCACTCTTGCTCGATTCGGGGAGCTAAAAGATACTGGATATTAATATATTCCCCAATATTAAACGTTATCCTGGCGGGATAATCTATCCCCGTCTCTATCTTTGCCAGATCTGCCCGGCTCGCGACTTTCGCAATATCCTCAATGTACTCAAGTGAGAATAAGGCTCTGCTTTCACCCATCTTGACCCCTTGCAATTCTGTTAGCGGGAACGGCATCTCAAAGGCGTCTATGTCGCCTTTGGCGCTGACCGTGAAATTGCTCTCCCCCTGGCTGAATATCACATGATCAGACACCTTCGCCGCTGCCTTAACCGCCTCTTGCAGATCGCCGCCAGACAGCGCCACATGCGCAGGCATGTCCATAGAGGGCAGTCGCGGGCCGGGTTTGATCGCAGTGGGATCTAACAAGGACATCTTATATTTGGCCTTCCCGACAACGATCTTGAGCTTATGCGTCTCCTCTTCCAGTTCCATGCTGACACTGTCCTTGCCAGCGGACAGGCTGGATAGCTTCGACAGATCCAGCGCGATCTCTCCGGGGGTGGCCTTGAAGTACTCAAATGCACCGCTTGATGCGTGTAAGAAGACCATCGCGACATTGGCCGGGTCGACTGCCTCTATCTTGATGCCATCTTCCAAGATCATAATCTTTGCCTCGCTCACCAGGTGGCTGACCGCATCTATCACGCCTTTCAGATTATTTTGACTGATAACAACATTGAACATTTAAATCACCATACCGAAATCTATTAAGGTTCTTTGATTAGGATGTCTGAGCGCCTTTCTTAAGGCGATAATAATTTTAGTATCAAGAGGCATGATTAAGCCTCCTGCGCAAATGCATCCAATCCAATCTGCGCGGGCTTCTTGGATTCAAATTCTGCTCGTGCCAGATTCTTTCGGGCCTGCTCGTAGTAGCTTTCTTTCAGCTCAATTCCCACGAAGCGGCGGCCATTCTTGACGGCCTCAAAGCCTTCTGACCCGATGCCCGCGAACGGAGAGAAAACAATATCGCCCGGATTAGTCCAAAGCTCCAATCCGCGCCTGATTACCTCGAGCTGAAGTGGCGCGATATGCCTTTCATCAGCATCCTCTCTGGCGGATGTCTTTTGCAATGTCTCCGATGGGTTAATATCATCCCATACGGGCGATGCATATTCCTGCCAGATCTTTACCGGGAATGTCTCATTTGTGTGCGTGACCCTTTCGGGATTGTCTCCTGGCTTTCTGAAAGTTACTAGGTAATCGGGTATACCCTGCCTACTCATGCAGCTATCCTTTTTCAGTTGCTTATGAAGCAATCCCAATGCTTTAGTTCTCTGCATAGCAGTTACTGGATCTTTCCATATGCAGACTTCGGAATGATAAATGAATCCTGCCTTTTGGAATATTCTAATGAGATCTCCTCTAAAGTCCCTGATGCCAATAACTCCCTGAGATTGCTTAGAGGTAGGCAGATTCATGCAGTGGACCGACATCAAGCGGCCTGGCATGAGAACTCTGAAGAGTTCCGATGACAAGAACTCAAAGTGCTGAAAGAATTCGTTATCGTCCTTGCAGTTGCCTAGATCCCTCTCGGAGTTGCTATAGGTGTAAAGACTGGAGAAGGGAGGAGAAAAACATATCCAGTGAATCGAGTTTTCTGGAATGCCCTTTACCGTTTCGCAGCAATCTCCTCTATACATTGCATATTTTTCGGTTATCTCTTGATCAATCACGTTCATTGTTTTTCAGCTCCTTAAGCGCTTGGTGGTACATCTCGTGTTCGCTATGCGTTTTGAATACACATAAATTGCAAATCCGATTATCATCAATTATGCCGTTTATGTGGTGTACTGCCTCCGATTCGTCTAAATATCGGCATAATACCGACTCCATTACAAATCGGTGCTCTAATACGTATCCGCGCGAGTCGCATCGCGGATGATCCGGGCAAAGAACCACGACATATCCCGTGCTTAGTTTGTGTCTTCCGCCGCTATATGCTGGATTATTTTTTCCCATTTGGCCTTTTCCAGTACACGCGACACTACAATATTTTGGTATGTAGTTGGACATGCTAGACGGACTCCGATATGTCTCAACTTCTTTGCCACATACAATGCAGGTAAATTTTGTATTAGGCGCTTGAACCCTATCAGGAACACGCGACGCGATCCCGTGACATTTCTGACTGCAATACTTAGGATACACTTTGAGGTTTCCCGGACTGCGCCGTTTCCTAACATGTTTTCCACACACGACGCAGTCGTATTCTATTATCATAGACTGCTATAGGGTTCTATAGCTATATATAGATTTCGGTTTTTACCCAATTTGGTAACATCATGGCCAAATTGCAGTTATACTCATCTGTCTCTCTGCTAACCATTTTCAGGTTCTCGGCACAAATCTCTTGGGTATTCGCGACCATGCCTTTTAGCATGATCTCGAATTCGTGCTCTTTGCGCTTGATGTTCTTCACGACAGCGCCTTCCGCTTCTGAAGTGACGACATAAACGTCTACCTGCGATGTTTGGCCAAACCGCCAGGCGCGGCGCACCGCCTGATAGTACTGCTCAAAGCTGTCCGAGATGCCGGTGAATATCATTTTGTGGCAGACCTGAAAATTGAGGCCAAAACCAAAAATTGAACTTTTGGAAATGAGCACGTTGATCTTCCCTGCCGCAAAATCGCGAGCCGCCTGAGCTTTCTTTTCAGGATCATCCGAGCCGCGTATTTCAACCGATCCGGGAATAGCCTTTCGCAACGCATCGGCTTCAACATTCAGATCGCACCACACAAGCCACGGGCCTTCTGAAGAGGTTGCCAGTTCTGCAGCCTTCGCGACACGCAAATCTAAGCTATTCCGGCGTGCGCCTCTGCGATCCTGAAGCGTTTGCGCTTCGCGAACAATGTAGCCGGTATGATCTACCACATGCTGCTCAATGTTTAGGGGCGGCAACTTGAAGCCGTTGTCCTCATAGCCTAAATCAGAAGGCATCTGAAGCATGACGGCCCATGATGCGACCCATTTCCAGAAGGCGGTTTTGGCATGGCCCTTGAGCCTCCATTGGCTTGTCTTTCCGCCGTCATGTACGAAATATGCACTCAACATTTCGGTCCTGGACATGACTCCCATGAACTCTGCGTGATTGCCTAGCTCCATGTGGTCATTTGGAGCAGGCGTCGCGGTGCAAGCGAGCTTATAGGGCGTTTCCCTGAAGCTATCTACGATCTGATTCCTGACTTTTCCCTCAAAGGCCTTGATTATGCTCGATTCATCCAGAACCACGCCAATGAACTGCTTGGCATCGAAATGGTCTAGCATTTCATAGTTAGTTATGTTTATCCCTGGCATGACATCGGCTTGTTTCCTGCATAGGCGGACCTCGACCCCAAACTTGTGACCTTCATCAACTGTCTGCTGAGCAACCGCCAGTGGTGCTAAGATAAGGACATTGCCTTTAGATTCGTTGTAGACCTGTCTGGCCCATTCCAATTGAATAGGCGTCTTGCCTAGACCGGTCCCGGCGAAAATGGCGGCCTTGCCTTTCTGGCAAGCCCAAGAGACTATATCTCGTTGGAATGGGAAGAGTTTTGCGTTGATGTCTTTGGGTTGAAATCCGCTCGGTTTGGCATGAAATCGCTTTGATGCCAGGAATGTTTGATAATCGTTCATTCTGTCCACTCCATGAATCTAATCTTCTTACCCAAACTCTTCGCGAGGCGAATTTCTGCGTCGATGCCTTTCGATTCTTCCCATCCCGGATATTTCAAAACGACCATCTCATCGCATAGTCCGATGAAATAGACATCCGCGGACCGCCAGTAATCCCAATCAAGGCCCAAATTGTTCTCAACCGCGATTGGGTGCGTGTGGCTGATGGCTGAATAGACGATATGCCCTTCCGCCATCAGGCGCGCGGCGGCGATGTTTGCGGCTCGGAAACGGGCCAATCGGATGCCTTCCAGCGGATGCGAGTAAGGGCAAGCGAGATAGATCATTTCTTTGTCACCTTCACCGAATGCTTGCATCTCGGGCAGCACGCCCAAAACGGATTCTTGCCTTTGTAGTCCCATTTGTACCCGCAATCCTTGTTCTTGCATTTGAGTTTCATAGTATCCTAGAGTATTCTATAATATATAAGCCTTTCGAGTTGATCTCCCATTGCCCCCTATTGCCGTATTTGCGCCCTAGATCCTGACATCCGTCGCGCCATAGACCTCGACCTAACACACGAGATGTCCTATGCCGCCATCGCCCGCAAATACGATAAGCAGATCAATAGAAAGCAAGCCTGGCGGGAAATAAGCAAGCATGCTCACATGGGGCATGTTGGCAAGTATCCTGAGCGCATGCAGCCGCCCAATCCAGGGACGTTCACGGATATAATCGAGAAGCGGCATAAGATCGCCGTCGAAGATCGCATTAACGAGATCTATGAGCGGTGCAAGAATCTGAGTGTGTTGGCTGAGGAAACGGCGGCAACTTCACGCGATTATCAAGCAGCTGCGAACTGTTTGGAGCCGGCGATAAGAGCGCTCGGGTTGATGGGAAAAACCATGCTCGATGATACGAACGAAACTGAATCAGACGGTTACATTGAGGCCGTCAGAGTGGCAGCAAAAAATGACTGGAAAGACGCCCGCCCTGTTTCAATGGAAACCACTGAGCGACAAGCAGCGGTCGGTGATGAACTGGTGGATGCCTGAAAGCGGCGTATCTGATTATGACGGCATAATTCTGGATGGCTCTATCAGGGCCGGCAAGACCTTGCCAGAGTCTGTAAGTTTCATCGATTGGGGCATGCAGACATACAACAATGAAACACTTGGCATGGCCGGGAAGACCCTTGGGGCCCTCCGGCGAAATGTCATTGGCCCTCTGAAGAGAGTCCTGCCAGGGCGCGGTTACAAGATCAAGGATAACCGGAGCGCGGAAGAGCCCCATTTAGAGATCTCCAAAGGCAGGAGAGTTAATAAATTTTATCTGTTTGGTGGCAACAACGAACGAAGCCAAGATCCGGTTTTGGGTTTTACTGGTGGCGGCTTCTACTTCGACCAGGTTGAACTTATGCCACGCAGTTTCGTTGAAACTGCCGAAGGCCGTTGCTCCCTGGAGGATGCGAAGCTCTGGTATAACTGCAATCCACAGGGGGCGAACCATTGGTTTTATCAGGAGTATTTGCAAAAATTGCAAGAGAAGCAACTTCTCCATTTGCATTTTTTGATGGACGACAATCTGTCTTTGTCCGCAAAGACGCGCGCCAGATACGAGCGCAGATGGCCGAAAGGCTCAGTATTCTACAATCGAAACATTCTTGGCCTATGGGTAATGGCGGAAGGCCGGGTGTTCCCGTTTTTCTCCGATGATCCAGATGCCGGTTATGTAGTTGACCAGGTACCTAACCACTTCATTGAATATCTAGTATCTCTTGATTACGGCATTAGCAATCCGTTTATCGCCCAGCTTTGGGGCCTGTCTGGTGGCTGTTGGTACATCCTAGATGAGTTCAATTGGGACTCTGTAAAAGAGCAGAAACAGAAAAGCAATCCTGATTATATCGAGGACATGACCAGGCTGATTAACTGGAATGGTAAGCCGGTGTTTCCAAAAAAGATCCTGGTGCCGCCCGAAGAAAACGGGTTCATACGGGATCTGAAGAGGGCGGGCCAGACCAGACCGAACCTGATAGGTGCACACCAGGCGGATAACAGCATTATGCCCGGTATAGAGGATGTGACCACCATCTTGAGCCTGGGAAAATGCAAGATCTATCGGCACAATTGCCCGGTTACAATTCGCAGTATTAACGAATTGCTCTGGGACCCCAAACAACAGGCACAAGGAAAGGATATGTACTTGAAGGGCGGCACTGGCGCGGCTGATCATGGTTCGGATGCCTTCAGGTATGGGGCAAGATACGCGGCAAAAGTCTTACGGCAAATGGGGCAAATATTATGATTTATGATGCAGATTCGATCTTGCAAAAAGGTTTGCGATGGCCTCCCGATGCCGAAAAAACTAGGCTCACGCTATATAAGCAAAATGAAAACCTTTTCGATGGCAATCATACCGCGGTTTATACAGGCCTACTCAGACTCTTCCATGAGAATGCAGCCGAACACCAGAAGATAGTGATGTGCCTGAATTGGCATCGCAGGCTATCGACCTTGTGGCCTGATCTGTTGATCGGCGAACTGCCTGAAATTAAGGTATCCGAAAGCAGCCAGAAAGCGATTGATCAGCTCATTCTTGATACTTCGCTATTTCCAGAGGCATATAAAGCCCTGATCGATACATCTCGATTTGGTACCGGGCCAATAAAGGCATATCTGGATGAGTCAGGCCTACCACATGCTCAGGCCATCGCGCCTTCTAGGTGGTTCCCTGTCGTCGATACTTCTGGGCGGGTTATAGAGCATCTTTTAGCCTGGCAAGTTGACAAAACTTTGAACTGTGAGATTCACCGCAAAGGCGAAGTCGAAACCAGGACTTACCAGGTAATCGATGGCAAGATTGCTAGTGAGGCCACTGAGATAGAAATTAACAAAGAGGCCAAAGAGACATATGGTATAGACGATTTCCTGTTAATCCCCTTCTGCAATCTGACAACCACCACGAACCAATGGGGGATAGATGATTATACCTCCCTCGACCCCATTATCAAGCGGCTGGAAACCAGGCTTACTAGGTTAGGCCGAATCCTAGACGCGCACTCTGAGCCTGCGATGGGAGTTCCTGAAGATGCAGTGACCAGGAACCCGGAAACGGGCGAAATGTCCTATGACAGCAATCTTCGAGTTTTCCCGATGGCGGATGGGCAGAAGCCGCCCGAGTACATCACCTGGGACGGGCAGTTATCGGCTTCCTTCCAAGAGATCTCTTTCCTCATGGATCAGCTCTATGCGTTGTCTGAAACCTGCCCGCAAGCCTTCGGCCAATCCATAAGCGGCACTGCCGAAAGTGGCACCTCGCTCAGACTGCGAATGATGGCCCCATTGAAGCGCGTCGAGCGCTTAAGGCTCAATATAGATCCTGCCCTAAAGAAGCTTATATTGCTGTTGGCGGGCCTGTCAGACATCCCAATTGAGCCCAATGAGATAACCATCAAATGGAAGGATGGCCTGCCAGAAGACGAATTGCAACAGTCTCAGATAGAGATGAACGATACAACGGCAGGCATATCTAGCAAGAAGGCCGCTGCAATGCGTCGGTACGGATGGACCTCAGACCAGGCCGATGCTGACCAGATGCAAATTAAGGAAGAGTTGGCTTTACAGGGCGGCATATAGGCTGCCCGTATTATTCTTTTTTGATAATAATTTCAATATTTCGGTTTTGGGAGTTGTCCGTTAACAATTCCTACTCGCTGCTAACTTGCGTTAAAGTTTGGTGAAATTACATGACAGATGATGAGCTTAATGGCGGGAACCAGCCGCCAGCAGATAAATCTGGTGCATCGGCGAACCCGTCAGAGCCGGAATCTGATGATTTTACACCCGAACAGAAAAAGAAGCTTGGCAAGATTCTTTCAGCCGAAAGGTCGCGAATTAAGGAACAATTCGCAGACTATGACGACCTGAAGACGAAGCTCAAAGAAATCGAGAAGTCCAAGCTCACCGAAGCCCAACAGCTCCAGCTTGAGCGCGATGAGGCCAAGAAAGAGGCCGAGTCCACTAAGAAGAAACTCGAGAAATTCGAGGCGCTGGAACTTCGGACCAAACTGTTCTCTGACTTCAAGACCAAAAGCGGCGAGCCTCTTCCAAGTAATTTGCTAAAATACGTTAAGGGCAAGAACGAAGAGGAAATCCTAAAGAACATCGAGTCAATAGCCGCCGATTTTGGCCTAAAGCTAAAAAAGAACATCGGCAATCCTACTCCATCCGGCAGCGAGGCGCCGGAAAGCAAGCATGCGTTCATGAACGCGGCTATTCTCGCGGCTGCTGGTAGGGGGGGCCGATGAATGAGGTAATTTCTTATGACAGATTATGACAATATTATCACTCGGAGCGGGGTAAGTAACCTTATCCCAACCGAATATGCAAAGACTATCATCCAGACCGCCATCGAGGGAAGCTTTACCCTACCCAGGATGACCAGGCTCAACGACATGCCTACCAAGGTTAGGCAGTTGCCGGTCATGAGCCTGTACCCTACGGCCTACTTCCTGGCGTCCGAGTCTGGCGATGGCACCAGCTCTTCATACGACGAAGGCCTGAAGAAGACCACAAAGCAGAACTGGTCCTATGCCACCATCACGGCTGAAGAGCTTGCTGTTATTGTGCCGATCCCGTCTGCCGTCATTGATGACGCTGCAAGCGGTGGCTATGATATTTGGGGCGAAACGGCCCCTCGGCTCGCTGAGGCCATTGCAAAGGCGATTGATGCAGCCATCATCCACGGCACAAACAAGCCTACGTCCTGGCCCAATGGCATCGTAACCGATGCCACAAGCAAGTCTCAGAGCATCGATAAGTCCTCTTCGGTTGGTTCCGGCCTGACATTCCCGGATCTCGCAGATGCCATCCTGGGAGAAGGCGGCCTGTTTGCCCTGGTAGAGGCCGATGGCTATGATGTCAATGGCATTGTTGGAGCACTCAGCCAAAAGGCTGCTCTCCGGGGCCTCAGAGACTCTACAGGACAGTTCTTGCTTCAGCCCGACGTGACCAGCCCAACTAAGTACAGCTTGGCCGGTGTGCCGGTGGCATTCCCCAAGAACGGCGCTCTGGATAGCACAGCCGCGCTCCTGATCGCGGGCGATTGGCAAAGGGCCGTCTACTGCTGGAGGCAGGATATCACCTATAAGATATTCGATAGCGGCGTGATCACCGATGCTTCTGGTGCTGTCGTGTTCAACCTATTGCAACAGGACATGCTCGCTATGCGAGTCACATGCAGGCTTGGCTGGCAACTCCCCAACCCCGAAAACCAGATCCAGACAACCGACGCGAGCAGGTACCCGTTCTCTGTGCTGGTGCCCTAGAGAATGCTTCGGCATTCTCATTTTAGGAGATTATTCATGAAGAAAACTATGATTCTCTTGGTGCTCCTGATAGTGATTGGGGCATCTAGCGCGGCATGGTATCCGCAAAAAGTAAATGTCCCTGTCACCAACTACGATAACATCACGCTAGTTGATGACAAATACATGTTCTTTGGGACTGGCGCGGATGCCGCGATAAGCTACGATTCTTCGGAAGATAAGATCTACGTCAATAATACGCCAATCTATCTGGAAGAAGCGGTGACATTGGGGGCAGGGTTCACGGGCGGGGCAATATCAGCCACTTCAGTAACCGCCACCGGGACCATCCAAGGAGAGCAGCTTACCAGCACCGATGACGCTCTGGTATATGGGACGCTCACCGCCAATGATGTTGTGAGCAACACAACCGTTGCCGCATCTGATGTAACAGCATCCGATGACGCAATCATAACCGATGATCTGACCGTTGACGGCGGCGCGAGAATTGACGAAACCCTGACTGTCAATGTGATTTCTTGCAATTCGACCATCGGCGGAACCGACATCACCGGATCGGGCACCGTGGCTGGCGCTAACCTAACGGCGTCGGACGATGCAACTGTCACTGATAATCTGGTGGTCGATGGTGCGGCAAGAATCGATGAGGCAAGCACCATAGCGAGCCTGACAATCAATACCACGCTCGATACCAACGGCGATGCCACCTTTGAAAATGTGAGCCTGACCCAAAACAAGAAGCTCATATTTAACACGGCTGGGACCGGATATATCCAGTGGCTGACATCCGGCAACTATATGACAATTAAGGGCAACCCGCAATTTGATGACGGTTATACCTGGTCTGGCACGGCTTCGCCGTCCAGCGCGTCCGATCTGGTAGCGATTGGCGGGGCGTCCGATATAGATTATAGCCTGTCGTCAGGTATATTCACAACTCCGACTGGCGCAAATACCTTGAGCGGCGATACCACAATAAGCGGCGCTAAGACCTTCACCACGGGCACCGGCGCGGTCGCGCTCAAGGGTTCTACGTCTATCGATGCCGGCAAGACATTTACAGTCGGCGAGACTGAGCACAGGACTAACACATCCGCGACCAATATCACTATCACTGACACCGATCCTGACTTCTGGTTCTGTGGCAATTCTACTGAGCCGGGCAATCAGACATACACATTGCCCACGGCTGTCGATAATACTGGTAGGATCATCACGTTCTTGGTGACCACCGATCTAGGCGCTAACTATGTTAGGGTTGATGGCGAAGGCGCGGAAACCGTGGATGGCACGGCAATTCAGGCAACAACTGATGCAGTTGGCACGCTCCTGGCGGTCATCTGCGATGGCACTTCCTGGTATGAACTGAATAGCATAGGAACATGGGGCGGCCACGCATAGGCCCGCCTACCTTTTTATGAAGCTAAAAATAATTAAGCTGAAAATGCTTGCACAACAGGCAATGATATTTTATGGCCTGCTCATCAACGGCCCGATGATAGCATATATATTTTGGAAGACATCAGAGGTTAAATGGCTCGCTGCAATCTGTTTAGCGATTGGATTTGTTGCAATAACTTCGATAACTATAATTTGGTATAAATATTTCTTACCGTCTGAACTTGAATTCAATAGCAAGCTGAACCCTGAATGGAACGCGCTGAGGCGGCAGAGATGATTGTTCTTGATTGGCTCTTTGAGAAGTTTTTTCTTCCATCAGATGAGGAGTTTTCCTGGATGGCCGACGATCTTGGTGAAATTTGGTCGCCACATATCGAAAATTGATTGCAAAGATCATTCACACATCTGGTCACCCGGTGTTTACATCCAAGACACGCCACATATCCACATTGGGCAGGGCTGTTACATCGCCCCAAACGCGGGAATAATAGCCATAAATCACGATCCAGCGAACCCGTCTAACCATTTGCCGCCTGAAGATGTCTACATAGGCGACAACTGTTGGATAGGCATGAATGCAGTGATCCTGCCGGGCGTGACACTGGGCGATCATACGATTGTGGGGGCCGGTTCTGTTGTGACTCACAGCTTCCCGGAAGGGCATTGTACAATTGCCGGAAATCCGGCCAAGAAAATATAATAACATGGAAATAATTACTAAGCGCCCTATGGTATTAGGCACGGTTCGCCTAGAGATAGGAACACGCCTCACGGTTCCTGATTCTACTGGCAATATAATGATTGAGCGATCTTTGGCCGATGCAGCCAAGCCCGCAAAAAAGCGAAAGAAGGAGTAGGGTATGGTGGATGTAAGCGATTCATACATTACAACGATTGCTGATTTAGAGACGAGGCTTACATCTGATCCTAGGTCTGCTGCAATCGCTTTACTTGCCGCGTCTGATGCAAGTCAAACATGGTACTTGCAGAAGGCCACTTTGCTGATCGATGCCTTGCCCTTGAAAGGATCTACCTATAATTACATCGACAAGACATCACCATCCACCGATGAGCAAGCCCTGATGTTTCCGAGGGTCATTAACGGCTATGCCCACGACTGGGATGATTCGACAAGTACCGCCATCGTTCCCGAAGATGTCAAGAAGGCATGTCTGGAAGAAGCCATAGCTCTCTATGACTTTTATGTGTCTTCTCCAGGCGATCAGAAGCGGAGGAAGCTGCAAAACCAAGGCGTGAAGAGCTTTTCCATAGGCAAACTGTCAGAAAGCTATGGGAATGTTAGCACATCGGCCAAATGGAAGGGCCTGCATAGCCAGGAAGCTTACGACCTCATGAAACAATACATCGCCGGGGCAGTGCGGCCAATGCCATGATCGAGGATTATCTAGCTGCGGGGGCCTACAAGGTAACTAAGGCGGCTGTATCTCTTTTCTATGGTGTGATGGTGGCCTCGCCCACTATTGGAGCATGGCCGGATGGTGTCACTGGTCGATGCAAGGTTACTATCTCATCTGCAATCGGACATACCGATTGCGCCGGAACGATGACAATAGGCAGCGAGACGCTAACATTTATTCAGGCCGGAACTAAGCAGACCACAGTAAGCTTGACAGCAACCCCGGTTATAACCAGCTCTGGTCTGGATTGTCATTGCCATATTACTGTCATCGATGTGGGCGGTGCGGATGTTGTGGCCGAAACACTTACCGCAATTAATACCAGGATCGAGGCCTACAATAGCGGTTTTTACAATTCGCAGGGCGTCTGGACAAAAACTAATAGCCTGATCCTTAGCACAACTGAATTGCAAATTGGCGACATCGTTCGCAAAGGTGCACGAGATTATAGAATTCAAAATGCTGAAGATAACCCGGATTTGGGTCAAGAATCCGACTTTTACACTTATTTAGCATAGATTACCGGCTGAAATGGCAGCGGAGATGAACATATGGTATTAGGCGAAAAGATTTGGGGAAATGCTATAGGCGCATTCGTTCAATATGGATATACAGCAGCGAAGGCGGCATTAAAGCCGTTGCTGGTAACGGATAATGGAGATGGCACGGGAACATTGGTGGTGAGCACAGCATCATCTGCATTGCCAACTGGCGCAGCCACATCCGCCAAGCAAGATACTCAGATCACGGCAGAGCAAGCGATCCTGGCAAAGCTCATAGCAGCGCCAGCGACGGAAGCAAAGCAAGACACCGGAAACGCGAGCCTGTCAAGCATCAAGACGGCTGTGGAGGGGGCAACCCCGGCGGGCACTGTGACGATGGACAGCATAACGCTGACTCTTGCAAATACCGAATACAGCAAAGCACTTCCCGCAAACTGCAAGACCCTAACTTTCCGGTGCGTTGATTCTACGAAGATAAATGCAGGCAGCGACATTCGATACGCTTTTGAAACTGACAAAGTTCATGATTCCACATTGCCATTTATGCTTTTGGATGGCGGGTCGGTCTACTCCGAAAGCAATCTGCTTCTGACCAGCGAAACGCTCTATGTCGCGGGCATAACAGCGGGCGACATTGTGCTTCTGGAGATGTGGACGTAATGGCGCAATCTTCGCCCCCGGCCATTAAGCGACATGAATCAGTTGCTACACTATTTTCAGAGGGCGCGGGCGGGAAAATATACGCAGAGAACTATCGAGGAAAGCGTATATCAGGAGCATATGGGGATGTCGGGGCAAACGAAAGCGCGGTCATATTCGCTGCCAACACCTATCTTAACGGCCTTGGCGGCGGGATAATAAAAATCGCTGCTAGATCCATCGCACCACAAACTTATATTGCACTTTCTGCGAAAGTTGGCATGGTCGGTCTTGGCCGAGATATTACAGTCTTCGATATGTCCGGGATCGCTGAAGCTTCTCCGACTGGTCGATCTATACAGGCTGGCACAGGCTCATACCTATCTGATTTTTCAATATCTTGCCCATCATCCGGGTTCGAGCGGTCTATCTGGATGGCATCGGATTCATTCGCAGAACGAATAGGCGTTGCTGGCGGATTTGGAACCGTCGCTGGATTTCGCGTCGGTGGCGCAATTAATAACATAGTTCTAAGAGATATAAAAATAGCAAATGCCTATCCCGGTGCAGGATATTATACTGATGCTATTTACATCGGCAACGGTGCGACAAACGTTCGTGTTGACGGGTTCGATATCGATACTGTCTGCCGGGGCATCGAGGTACAGAATGGGGTCAAAGGCGCATGGATCTCAAATGGTATATTAAAGAACATTGGGCCGGCAGCATCTCCGATCCCCGCGCTCGATGTCCATAACCATACTGACACAGAAACGCCCTGCGAAGATGTCCACTTCAAAAATATAGAATTGTATGCCTGTGAAGCAGGAATAGGGTGTGCTACGGGCAAAAGTGTCAACATTTCATGGGATACGATACGCGAAGACGCTTGTGGTTGGAATACCGTCCCAACTTCGACACATGCCACTAAAATCTTTGTAAATAATCCCGTCATAAGCCCCGGTACCATATCGGCTATGTTCAATATCGACGGATCATTGGAGCATTCTGAAATATTGAACTGCGTAAACACATACGCGATTAGATTAGGCGGTACGGGAAAATTGTTTGACGTTATCATAACTCCTGCTGCGTCTTCTCCGGCCACTTACGGACTCGATGTTGCTGGCACTGGTGGCAGGGTGAAGAACTTCTCTGCCATCGGCACATGGGGCATCCGATCCACTAGATTGCAGGGAATTGATACAGTATTTGAGGATTGTGCGTTTTCAAACTCTGCCCTCTACGAGGCAACCACAAATAATCGATTCAGAAGGTGTACTTTCACATCTCTGGTAAATCCCACATACGGGACTGGAAATAAATTCGAAGATTGCACCTATAAGGCGAAGAATGCAGGCAGTTCTGTTGGGACCGGCGCAGAGCAGACTATCGCATCCGGCCTATATTGGGATCTTTCGGATGCGTATATTTTCATCCCAGCCACCGGAGAGCGGCGGGGCGTGCCGGTTAGCAGCAAGAACATTTTAGCAACTGTGGATGCCGGAGTGACATTCTACTGGTTTGCGAGGAGTGCTTATGCAATCTAAAATTATATTTTTGCTTGTATTGATATTGATTGGATCGGCTTCGGCGTTCACGGGTTACTGGAGCACCGAAAACAACATCACGCTTACAGCTTCCTCTCCTGAAATTATCCGGGGCGGTCATGCTTCTTGGTCCCAAACGATTACTCTAAGCGATCCGGGCCTGAATACCACTGCCAGAGAGGTAATTAATCGGTACAATCATATTCAAATCGTCAAAGCTGCATCGGGAAAAAAGATAATTTGCAACGGTACCGCATACGATCAGATCTCCACTGTCACACAATACGGATGGGTGCGTTTGGTTCCGCTGGACACGACAAACCATCTGGCGGTTGTTCTAAGAGGCACTTGGACGGGGGCATGATTTCTTATATCGCCTGCGCGGGCCACCTTCGGACCGCTACCGATTATTTTTGCAATAATTGCCCCATGAATGCGGGAAGGAACGCCCGCCCGAGGGCCACATGAATAGGTGAGTAGATATGACTGAAATTTCGATACCAGTACCTACGGATTTCCCGAAGGTAAAGAACAATACCATCAACTATCTCGGAGAACTTTTTGAGCTAGTTATGGGCGAACTGATAACCAGCAATTCCCGGCATTTTGGCGCGGGCTTCCTGAAATTCGATTCCGCCAGGGCCAAGGCCATCCTGGAAGAGCAGGTTATGCCGCTGCTTGATAAGCCAGCAACCGATACGCCGGTTTTGGCTGCTATCGGAGATCAAGATGAGGACATCAAGTCCTCATAAATTTTTATTATAATATGAATAATAAGATAGATCCCGTAACACATTGGTGGCTTGATGCTTAATGGCTGAAAATGAATGGCTTGAATGTATCCCCTGGAACGGCACTGAGGCAGACCTTCCGGTGGGTGAGATAACTACTATCCCAAATTTCCGAGCAATGGATCTGGTTAGACGGTGGGAGATCCTAGACGTGGAAGAAGAGGCTGGATTCCGGGAAGTGAAGGGGGCCGATCTGAAGCCCGAGGATAAAATTATAGGTTGCCAGATAAATGAAAACTCTTTTGACAAGATCGTAACCGCCTATGGCAAGCGGTTCTTTGTGGCAAAGAGGGCGGGTGGCGGAACCCTTCTGGATAGATGGGAATGGAAGGCCGCCTTTGGCTCGGATGTCCTGGAGCTGGAAGCTCTTAAGCAGATTAGGCAAGGGAATACAGTGTTTAAAATTCCGTGAGGTGACTAGATGAGACTGTCAATTATCATGTTAACAATCATAGCACTTACAGGTATCGCTTTTGGACAAGACTTCGTAAAAGTTGACGGTGTAACCAGACTGTCCGGGACCAATGCAAGCGTTTTTGAGGTGGGCTACTTTCAAGACGGTTGGGCTTTTGATCCTACTGCTTATAGTGTCACTCCTTCTCAGGCAAGCGTCCTGAGAGACAATGCAGCCGATGGCAAGCCAATTGGCAATGCGACTAAGCACGCCTATGTCGGCATGGCACCGAGGCCGGTATAGATGGATATTACTCCCTATGTAGAGAAGGAACTCATCAGCAAGCGGTTCCTTTTGGCAATGTCTGTTATCGGGGCATGGGCACTTGGCGCGGCCATTCCTACTGAGGTCGTGGGTCTCGTGATCGGCTTCTATTTCGGCAGCCATCAAACAGTTACAGAGGCTTGAACATGTGCGTTATAATTACAAATTCCGATATCAAGCAAGCATCGCTTGCCGCGTTGGAAGAGTTCTTTGAAGAGGATGACTCAGAATGCGATAATGCCGAAATGATCTTGGCCCTCATGAAAGACTTCGATGCACTCCGAGGATGCCTAGAAGACCAGAGAGATGAGATTGCGGGGCTGAAAGAAAAGGTCAAGAGGCTGGAAGAAAGGCCCTACACGATGACAGATGAAGCTCCTAGGCTGCATTGGTTTGACCATTTGGTCCGGCCTAACCAGATAACCTATAACACCACTGCAAAACTTTGAGGCGCAAACGACATGATGACCTTACCATCTAGCCGCCGCGCCGGTTCTACTTATAACTGCTATCATATTTATATCATTTCCTCGGAGGCGCGACCCTGACACCGGAAGAGCATGATTTACTGTCCAGGATGGATGTGCGATTGGAGTACATTCAAGAAAAAGTAAAGTCATTCTGTGCCTTCAAGGACTCCGCTGCAATCGAAATTGCGAACTTGCAAAGCAACTGTAAAGCTCATCAGGATTTGCCCGCCAGGGTATCGAGTCTGGAAAAGGCAAGATGGGTCGGGGCAGGGGCGTTTGCGGTACTGTGTCTGCTCATGGGATGGGGCTGGATAGTGATTGGCGGCGCAAAATAATAGAGGTTATTCTATGAAATATATAGCATGGGCGTTAGCCCTATTTTTGATTTGCTCACTTGCCTCCGCCAACTACATGATTCCGGCGGATACCCCGCACAAGAATGATCTAAGCATATCGCAGAGAGATCTGAAATATCAAGGCACCATCATACTCTCGCGAGATGAGGCCAAGGTACTTGCAAAAGAAAAAATAGGTGTCGATGTATCCATCAATGTTCCGGGGAAGGTCCGGGGCTTCAAGGTCACTGCCTCGAATGGCCTGACAAAGGTTACAGCTCGCGAAGATGTAGCGACTGCCTATGTCCTCACTGGCAAGCGATGGAACGCGCGCGATCCTCAGCTTAAATTTGTGCTGAAGACTGATGCATACCTGGCGGGAGAGGGGCTTGCCGCCGGAAAGGTACAGTCGGCCATATACAATGCCACCCAGACATGGGATACTGCCGCCCCCCAGAACCTATTCGCAGATAGCGGCCTGATCACATCAAGCTCGGCCATCGCAACCGACAGCTACAACAAGATCAATACCATCAACTGGAAGCCCTTCCTGAACCGATGCATCGCATATTCCAGATCCTGGTATAAGAGTACCCTGGTGGATGGATACAAAACCACCGTAGACTCCGACCTGGTGTTTAACACGAATTATGCATGGCGGACAGAGGGCACAGTTGGTGCAGATGTAGAGACCATAGCCTTGCATGAGTTGGGGCACACGTTAGGGCTAGGAGATCTGTATAGCAACACTGACTCTGGCCAAGCAATGTACGGATACTACCTAAAAGTGACAAGATCGCTTGGCACCGGGGACCAGGCCGGGATCGGCAAATTGTACGGATGATCATGAGATTTTGTGATATGGATTTCAGGGCGGTCATGCGAGATTGGCCGCCTGAAGATTTGGAGCAGATGATCGCGATTTGCAATGAGGTGCTGGCGGAAAAGAGGAAATGAATTTAGATTGCCCTGTTCTCCTTGGGCATTAAGCCACATCCGGCGCGATACTTGGCGTTTCCACTTCCTGGATATATTTCTTCTTTGCACCACATTTGACATTCATCGTTGATGCACTCACACGGACCGATTGATTTCTCTATCGCGGCGGATGCTGCCCATAGCGGGCATAATTTCTTCATTCGTCCTCATCTCCATTTATCGGACATTTCGCCCTAAGCCTGCAATTATCGCATGCCTCAAATTCTCCTGACTCGTCCAGACAGCCGCGATACTCCTCCAGGCAGTCATCATAGCATGGCCGGAGGGTCATGCCTTCGATGGTGAATGGCTTCATGTCAGATCATCCACATGCAGAGCTGTTGCAGCCACGTGGAGAGCATTCGTCTAAGTAATCTGTCACTCATGCCCCCAACCCGTGGAATGCTCTGAAATCTGGATTCCATACTCGCGGGCAATCAATGCGATACATGCAACCCAGACACAATTCGATATTCCAATTTGCTCTTGTGGTGCATCCATGCACCTTAACGAATTCATCGTCTATCATGTTTTCCTTCATCTCCTCAAAAAGAAATTAAGCCACCTCTCTGATATACGCAATTATCTCTTCTTGCGTGAACCACTGCCCACCAATAACCATAATCTGGTTATCGTTGACAATTGCCACCGGAGAAGATCCGGCAGGCAAAATGCTCCTATGGAGCCTAAAGCCGAGTTCGTCTTTTCCCGATTCTGTATAGCGCGCATCGCGCTCGAATACTACAATATCTCTCATTTAATCTTACCTCTATACCCTAGTAGGCTTCGCTAGTATTTAACCTTTTCGCATACTCATCTAGGTTGCATATTTTACCTAGAAAGGTATATAAACCATAAGCCTTCATAAGTATCCCTCATGATCACCACGGTTGAAATGCGCGAGGACGTAGCGCGAGAGCTGGCTATGTTCATGGCCGTATCGGGAAGGCGGCTAAAGGAGCAGAGTAAGGTAATCAATGAGCTGATACTGGCAGGAATAGAGCATGAAAAGCAAATAGGTGAGACAAAGGGAAACGGTAAGACCCTTTGCTCAGCCTAAGCATTGTAACCTGTGGAAGGGATTACATATGCAAGAAGGCGTCAATCCTATTTCAGCCTTTGGGCGGGCATGCTTGAAGGTAGACGAATATCTCCTATCAGCCAAGCCGTCGCACTTGGTGCGTGGCATGTGCGGAGAGGCGCACATCATCGAGTTCAAGACTGCCCTCGACCTATATCGCGCGAAATGGGGCAATACGCCCATCGCGACCGTTGTTGATGGGTGCGATCTGGTATGGGGGCTGAGGCGATGATGGAAGGGCCGACGCTTACCACGATCCTCACGGAAACATACCAGGATCTCACAGAACGGGCAAGGCTCAACGATCAGATACTAGAACGACTGATTATCTTAGAAAAAGAAAATATGGGCCTTAAATCGCAAATAAACGAACATGAATTAAGGCTCAACAAGCAATCTGAATATATCCAAGATCTGAAGTATGCCGCTAAGGTCGCGAAACCCGGTAAGAAGTCCGATGCCAGAAAGAAGGCCCTCGCGGACCAACTTGTCGCAACCAAGAATATCGGCATGACTTACGCTCAGATTGGCAAGTTCTTAGAGCTAGGTTCGCGAAAGAACGGCAAGAATACTCGCGAGCAAAACATGACTCATTTTGGCAAGCTCCTAGAGGCCGACAAGAAGAGTTTTGTTGTGACTGATGGCAAGACCTCTGGCGGCAAGCTGGTCAAGCTTACCAAGATTTATTATGAGCATTTGCTCAGAGGCGAACCCTAAAATTTTAGGCTTTAGTCCTTTCCTCAGATACTTGGGGCGGGTTGCCCTCTTTCTCTGACTTCGCGAAAGAAATATGTGGTTATCGCATATTTCTATATAATCGTATCTTAGGATATGGATATGATATAAAATAGATAGTATATAAGCAGTAAAATGATAGATAGATCTGATTTTAGAGCTAAAGACTAAAACTTTAGCCTTTACTCTGGATTATAAACAGTACAATTTTAGCGACATGAGAGCTGATTAAATCGTGAGTGATATTCCAGCTCGCGACCTTTCTTGGTAATCTTCCATGCTTCCCTACAATCGCCCCGCCTTCATTGCCGATGGGGACGACCGTCTCTTGTGCCCCATCCCCTTGAAAATCAATTGTTACAGGGGTTGCCAAGGCGGATGCAAATACTGTAGCATGGGAGCGCAGACCGCGAGATGGGATAGTCGCGCGATGGGCCATTTCGACCAGGTGGCCCCAAGCCCCATAAAATATATCGAGCACATCTTCTATAAGTCGCGCGGCATGGAGAGGCAGCTTATAGATCGCAGATATCCGGTGCAGATGTCACCATCAAGTGATCCTCTTCAGCCGTTAGAAAAGGCGCATCGCATAACCTTGAAGACATTGGGCATCCTAAAAGACTTCGAATATCCGACCATCATAACTACCAAGTGGCCGGGCATGCTCACAGAAGATCCCTATTTGGCGGCCATCGACGGCCTGCCTCTTGTGGTACAATGCAGCATATCAAGTGAGGATCAGGCCATGCTAAGTGTCCTAGAACCTGCAGCTCCGAGCTGGAAGAGGCGGCTTGCTGCTATGTCCACTCTTTCCGATTCCGGCGTTACTTGCATCCTACGGCTAGTCCCTTACATCCCCGATCTATGTGGCAATCTGGAGGTTCTGCTAAATGCCGCCCATGATGCCGGAGTTAGGACTGTCCAAGCAAATTTCTTGAAGCTCTTCAATGCAGGCAACGACAGAGCGCGATTCCGCCAAACTTTAGGCTATGACTTGCCTGATAATTCTTGCGTGTCTTGGGAGCAACGACACAACTTCAGGATTGCCAGTCTGTCAGATCAAAAAACAGAGATCCTGAAACTGGAAGAGATCTGTCGCGAGATTGGGCTGGAAGTGCTGTCTGTTGACGATTTTACAGGAACCCGTAACTGGAGGTCATGTTGTGGCATCGATGGTGCGCCGGGATTTGCGGCTGCTCCTTGGGCGTATCATGTCCGAGGGCATAAGATAACTGAGCATACGAGCTATGAGGAATATATGGCTGGTTTAGACTGTCCTTGGGACAAGGAATTTGCAATGGAATGGTCTAAGGGCCGATTGACTAAGGCGGTTCCGGGCATTGTTTTTCACAAAGACGATATGACTTATTCGAGGTGTTCTTAATGTGCTGTGGTGGAAGCGGAGGAAGTAAATCGGGCGGAGGTGGCGGCGGCAATACAATCCAAGAGAACATATCATCGGGAAGTCTGCAACGAAGTCAAGTAATTGAAGCCGTAAAGTTGATGCAAGCGCAAGCCAATGAAGCAAAATCCAAAGGAGATTATGCAACCGCGAAGGATTTAATGTTCAAGGCATCCGATTTAGCGACTGCCGCGAAAATCAAGCCACATGAACTCTTGGGAAAATCCAACGCACCGCAACGGGCAGCGGTCATTCAACCAAGACGGGTCACGCAGAATACCAGGAATGATCCGTTTGCTGGCGATCCCTTACATGATGCCTTGCCGCGTGGTTATGGTATCAGATCCCCGGCGGAGGCGACAAAATATGCCAAAGCGAATCCGATGCCCAAAAAACAATCACAAAAGGAGTTCGACAAAGAATATGAGAAGAGAGTTGGCCGAAAGTGGGACCCAACTCTCTTCTAATATCCTGCGTCATCTAGCAGCTTCTCGACCGCTAAATTCGCGGTCGATGCCACCTTTTCCAGCCTGGCACGATTTCGCCGAGAGACCTGAATCGTGGTCGAAGACTCCTCTCTGAGAATGCAGTGGTCCTCTGTATTCAGGATACAGGGTGTGCCCGGTTGGACATCCGGGTGTTGGCAATCCCCGTGAAACTTGTCTGCCTGATCTACCCAAAAATTACAGGGGCGGACCATTTAGAAGCCCCTCATATTCTCGATTGCCTCTTCAAAATTCATCACAATCTTGAAGAATCGCTCTGACTCGCATCCAATGATGGCGGCTTCTACAATGTTGTCGTGCAGTCCGAGGCCAACTGAGTCGAAGCTCACGCGATCTACGGGGATATTCTGCCTCATAGAAGACTCTATGATCCTTTGGGAGGCTCGCCTGACCCATTCAGGAACTTCGCAGGAAACCGCCGCTCGCTGGAGCTTTTCGGAGTAATCATCGTCCTCTTCGGCGACGATTTTCTCAGAATGCTTTCCAGACATTATCATATTGATTGCTTCTTGAGTTACCATTTGTATCAGTCCTTGTGCCTTCGCACAATAACTATAGTGGCTATAATGGTATAAATAACCTTCCCTCGGAGTTACCCAAAATGAAAATATATGATAAATGGATAGGTGCATAATTATGTGTTGTGGTGGCAGTGGCGGAAGTAAATCTGGCGGCGGGGGCGGTGCATCGCTGCCGGATAATCAGCAACCCGGCGAGGTATTCAGAGAAGCGAATAAGGCAAATGAGCCCAAAACACTGGGATATAGTGGCGTGCCGATCCATTCAAAAATGTCAGAAAATCAGATAGAAGCGGCAACCGCCGCCGCCGGCGAAAGGGGTGATTATAAGGCCGAGATGAGAAAGCTTGTGAGCGCATTCAAGGCAGCGGGCATGACACCAGAAAAGGCCCCCACCGAGAACTCGCAACACCGGCTGACTCGATTATTCAGGAAATTTGGTTAGGGCATACCGCGATCAATCCAATCGCGAACCCCCTCGGAGAGATTGATATTTCGCACCTTTTCTCGTTGGGAGGCCCTAATTTTTATGCTGACCGACACGAGGGGGTCAGGTCGGGAGGCAGCCGTGCCTTCTCCAGTGCTCATAGGTTTCTAAGCCCCCATTCGTGTTTTCCCATAAGCGATCAAATCCCATGCCTCCATATTTTCGAGCAAAGACGACCTTTGCTCCATTGGCAAATTCAAAAAATTGGCCGTCCCATGAAGAATTTAGGGTCATGAAATATTCCTTTCCGATCTCGTTTCCAAACGAGTCAAAAAGTTTGGGCATTAAATCCCCCCATGAGCGCGATCCTGTAGCGGATCATGCTATCAAGGTGATCAACGGTTTCGGACTTGTCGCAGAGCCTATTCCAGAGTTTTCCGATTGTTCTGGTGATTCTTGCCATAGATACTATGTACGTACGTACGTCTATTTATAGTTATCTATGCATCGTGCTAACATCTAGCACGCTAACAAGTTGTACATACCAACCAACCATGCCGCCAAATCGCTGCCTGCGATCAGAAAAATTCTATAAATATAGATCACGCCCGGTAACGCATGGGGTTGCGCGGCGGAAAGTGAAATTCACTTTTCGTTTTACTGCTATCGAAAAATCGATATCGGCGAATTGTAAACCCGGTTTTACCAAGACTATAGGAATCAGTTGTTGGCTGGAATGCATTTTAGGACTTTCTGACAGATCGACATGCAATTGCAGGTTACACGTAGATGAGCCACACGATCAGAGATTACCACAAGCGGCCACTTCTGGGCGGCCCCGGCCTAAAAGGATGGATCATGAGCAATCTGGATGATCCTAGGATAGTTGCCATTGCAGAGGACTGGTATATCTTCAGGCGATATGGGGCATACTGCATGGGCAATTGCGCGACATGCAAGAGGCTGAAGGAAAAGCGGTACATGGGGCGCAGACAAGCAGATAAGCGGCAATTGAGAGAGCTATCCTGGGAATATACGCCATTTGGTTTGTATATGGGGGATTATTATACGTATGATTTTATGAGTATCGATTGGCCGAGGAACGATATATGCAGCTAGAGGTTTCCAATGCTACCTGATCGCGAGGTTGCCGCCGTCCTGAAGAAATTTGGCCCGGAAATCGAAGCGTACCTGAAAAGCCAACGGTTTTTCGATATCGCTGGACCATATACAGCAACCGATCTTCTCAATCCCCGCGCGATGGCGGCCTATCGCAAAGCCTCCCTGGCCAAGAATCGCGAAGTCTGGAGCGTCTTGGAGAAGTGGCTGTTTCCTGAGATGGTAGATTTCGGTACCGCCTTCATCGTTGCATATGGCCTGATCAAGCCTCCCAACGTTCGCGAGATCGCGACCGATTACATGGGGGCAAGAGGCGGGTTCCTGATTAAGCGCATGACCGCCACCGACCAGAAGCGCCTTACTGCCTTCATCTGGCAAAATTCGATGAAGAATGAAAGACCATTGGCTAGGCAAATCCTCAAGGAGCCTAACCTGGTCTCGATAGTCGCGGGCCATAGGCCGGAAACGATAATCAGGACGGAAAGAGGCCGGGCCATACGATCAGGAGCAAGAATCATTTCGCTGGAAGCTGGAGCAAAATCTAGGATACGGCGTGAGGTAGGCGATCACAGAACGCGACCATCTCACCGAAAGATAATGGGGGAAGAAGTGCCGATGGATCGCCCATACAGCAACGGCGAGATGTATCCCGGAGAAGTAGATATTAATTGTCGCGGATGGGAAGAGTTCAATTTTTCGCCCAAGGTTGCCGATCATCCTCATCCTAGCATGGCAAAATTGCAGGAGCTATATGGGTGACATCCAGTTCAAGATAGATCAATCTGCTATCCGTGCCGCTATAGCCGAAGAGATCAAGCGCCTAGATTCCAATGGCATGCAAGCCTCGCAGCAAATCCTCTTAGAAGGTGTCGCTGCCGCGCAGGGCATGTGCCGAAAGGATACCGGGGCACTGAAAGATAGCATCGCCGAGGCATCAAGCGTAACCAGGATCGCGCCATGCCAGTTTGCGATAACTCTCGCGAATGGGGTCGAATATGGCGCGGCGCAGGAAACCGGCCCGATAGATAGCGAAAAAACGTGGGGATTCAGCCCGCATATCAGGCCGGGCGGCATGGTCATGATGGTCAAATCGGAAGAATGTATAGATAGAGTGTTTGGCGACTAGGTTACCCACGTCAATGTCGTGATGCTCCCAAGGCCGATACAAACATCAATCTTATTGGACCCCATGTAGCCCTCGACGCTTATCATGGTATCGGCTATCTCTGTGACCACCCCGTCTATGTCAGTGTTCACGGTCTTGATCGATACTTTCTCACCGACTTGCGGCATCCTGGCATCTGCGCATGTCACTAAAAGCGCCAAAAGGATCATTGTTAGTATTATCTTCATGACAAGCGAATTGATTTCTTGTCTTATATAGTTATGGATAGGCCGCTTTGACCTCCCAAAACTCATGATCTTTTGCCAAATCGGACAGCCGACGCGGGCCATAAAATTTCGGCATGATCCAGATCAAATGCGATACGACATCGCCCAAGTTGTATGGTTCTGATAATTTCCAATTATCCATATACGCAAATTGATTTTATCACATAAATACTTATCGAGGTCCCCCCATGTCTTCCTTATCCGCCGCCTTAGCCGCCGCACTGCAAAACGATTCCGGTATATCTATATTGATCTCGGGCGTTATATCGGGCCGGAACTTTACCTTGCAGGATGCCTTGCTCGCGGCATCTCCGTATGCATGTATCGCGATATGCGACCTTCCAGTTACCAGAAAGCCCTATCTCGGGGCATCCGACATGGAGAAGTTCGGCCAAATTGAAGTTCGCTGCATATCGAAAAGCAGTGAGCAAGAATGCAAGGATCTGGCGGATGCCGTCATAGCCTACCTGAGCACGGCGGTAAGCCTGCCCTGGCAAGGGGCAACCATCCCGTTTAATCTGACAAACATCTACCAGTTTTCGGATACAAGCGACGATCTGAGTATCTGGTTAGAGATTCTTACAATTGATTACATTTGATATTTTTCGCCTATGATGCATCTACCAAGAAGCTGAGGCTATGCATAGTCTATGAATGTTTTTGCAAAAACAATTGAAGGAGAATTGAATAAATGAGTCTAGTTAATGCACCAGGCCGCGCCGGTAATCTGAAAGTCAGCGGCGCGGACACCTCTGTACTCGGAGTTAGAAATCTGAAAATCGATCCAGCATGGAGCACCGAAAAGCTCATGCATTTGCAGGATACCGCACCTAGCGCACTGCTCAACTTCAAGGAATGGACTGTAACCTTTGATCTGACCGAGGATCTTGCAGATGCCGGCCAGGATCTCATCCGGACGGCGTTCGATGACGGCACCAGCCTGGCATTCAAAGGCTACGTGGATGCTACCCATTATTGGACCAGCACGGCAGTTGTCACCAAATATAGCATCAATGTGGACCCCAACAAGTCCAATACCGCAAGCGTGACCTTCGAGCCGTACATGGGCACTGCGATTACCAACAGCCTGTGAGGAGAGTCTTAAATGGCTCTTGTTAACAGCACTGGTAAGGTCGCTGCATTCTATTTAGCCAAAGGAACAGGCAGCGCATACAGCGATGAAGCCATGTCGGAGGTGAACCTTTCGGCTGAAGGCTATCCTCGCTATACCGTCTATCAGGTCACAGACGACACTAAGCGGTACATAAAAGATAATGCCGCTGTGGTGTTCCAGGAAGATCAAGGAATCACCGACTGGCAAACACTGACCCCCGCAGAAGTCCAATACGCCGGCGGCAGGATATTTTTGAGTTCGGCCCTCACTTCAGGCCATGCCGTCCGGGTCCACTCTGGTAATTATTACACTTATGCCAAGTGCCTAGGAGCTAAGGATTGGCGGCTGGATATGTCATGGGTTACCGAAAAATCTATGTGCCTGGGCGATTCTGTCCCGTCTGCAAGCCTCATTCACAAGGATTGGACGGCTACAGTAGGCGCATATTGGCCGCTAACTCAGGCCACGTTGACCACATCGGGTGGGGATGCCAACAGCCACATCACCCTAACCCACGAGCCCGGCGGCACGGATGGGAATGACTACGAGCTGGTCCTGGTCGATCCGGGTGTGGAAAATGCCACGGCGGATGTATCTGTCACTGGCACGACCATAACCGTGACCTTGGCAAGTTCTGCCGTTCCGGCCATCACCACTACAGCATTGGAGCTTGTCGCTGCCCTGAGCACGGCGGATGCCGTCTCAAACCTGAAGATCACCGCTGCGCTTGCAGGGGCGGAAACCGGTGTAGGCATAGTGGCGGCTCTGGCATCACCCAATGGCGCGCTAACCGGCGGCCTCGATGCAACGGACCTGACATCGGAAACCGCGAAGCTGATCGCGATATTCTACGATACATATAGCTCTGACAGGAGATATGAAGGATATGCAGTGATCAAGGGCAACAGCATAACCATAGATCCGGGCAAGCTCATTGAGCAAAGCCTGACGCTGGAATCGTGTGGGACTCCCCTGTACTTCAGGGAATCATGAAGATAGTGCATACGTACCCGAAGGTCGGGCAAATAGAGTACAATGTAGATGAGGCGGTGCTTGCCGCCTCGCTATATCCTCAGATTCTAGCACTTTTGGCGGGCAGCGAGCCGGATCAGGCAAATATTTTCACAGTGTTCTATCCATTGCTTAAGGCGGCATTGGAAGAAGATTACATTCTAACACCAAAAGTATAACCATCTTTTTATAATTCACAGAATCGCGTTAAAGACGCTTTCGCGGGCCAATCATAGGGATACGTACCTGACAAGCCGAATCCTGGCGGTTTGGTTGGCCTCTTTCCAGGTACAATTTTGCAGGAGAATTGTTATGTCTAAAAAATCCAATCCCGAAAAAGGACTCAGAACCGTCAGTATCGAATTCGCAGGCCAGACCAGACAGATCAAGTTTTCGCATACTGCAATAGGCAATCTGGAAGAGGACGCTAACCGGATTTTGCGAGCCAATGGCATATCCAAAGACGGCATGCTTTTTGCGGATACTATCGTATCCGGCTGGCTCGGCAATGCCAAGATCCTGAGCCAAGTTTTGTATCACGGATTGAAACACGAAGACGATAAGATATCGTTAGAAGAAATTGACAATGGAATTGACAGTTATATTGAGTCTGGCGGCAAGAAGCTGGATCTAATCAGGGACATCGCCAGAGCATACAAGCTTGCCACAGACCCTTCTTCTCTTGCCTCTCTGGAGAGGAGCTGGAAAGTATCAGACGAAAGACAGGCGATGCTGACGGAAGCGGAGAATCAACAGATGGAGGCGGTAGCGAAAGCTATAGCAGATGCGAAGGCCAGGCTGACCCCTGGTTCTACTTCCTCAGAATCGCCAGGCTTGAATTAGGCTTATCGCCAGACAAACTAACAGATTATACTTATAATGACATCTTAGAAGATGCCTATCGCGCGCGTGAAGAAAGCAAAATTCGCGAAAGCACCATGCAGAGGCAAGCTTGGTACACTTGGATGGCCTCGACCAATCGGCCAATTTTCGGGCAGAAAGAGTTTGAGTTCAAGCCGTTTGATGAGCTTTTCCGCCCGCCCGAAGAGGCCAAAGAAATCCAGGAAGAAGAATTTTCCGAGCTTGTAAACGCTTGCCAGAAAATGGGAATAACGCCACCAAAGAGGTAAAATGCCAGCATTTGAGATATCAGGAACTGCAAATTTCAGCAACATTACAAGCGAATTGCAAAAACTGAATACAACACTATCAAACATTAAAGTTCCTGCAATCAAGGTGCCGGAACCCAACTTTGGAAACTTTTTTTCGGCTATTGATAAGATCGAAGCCAAGACTCTAAAAATCAAGTCTGTTATCGAGCCGCCCAACACCGTATCTGGTGGCTTCTCCTCTTTCCTAAATTCCGAGAAAGGCAAGTTTGCCAATGTCGGAAAGGAGATGGGCCAAACTCTGACAATGGGCATGACCCAACAGTTTGGCGTGATGGGCGGCATGGCTACCAGCGTAGCGACTGCCCTCGGCCCCATTGGAATAGCGGCAGGAGCGGCAGCCGTAGGTGTCGGTGTGCTTGCGGCAGCGTCTGTTAACGCTGCAATGGCCTGGGAGGATATGAAAACCAGCATAGGCCGCACCACGGGACTCAAAGGCGACAACCTGGAAGACCTGATGAACCAGCTCCAGGATCTCAGGCAGGAGTTCGGTGTCACTGCTCAGGCCGCCTCTAGCATGGTGGAACAGGCCGGATCTATTGGAGTCGGTCAATCCAAGCTAACTGCTGGCGATGTGTCTGGTTATAAACAGGAGATCCTGGATTTCACCAAAGCAACCGCAATCCTGCAAGGTGCCTGGGGGATGTCTGCCGAATCGACCGCTCAGGGCATCGGCAAGATGGGCTCTGTCACATTGGGCGCGTGGAATGTCCAAAGAAAGGCGCGCGGCGAGGAAGAGATGTCATGGGCTGACTATGCCTATAGGGTGGGCGGACAAGTGGACAATCTTGCCAATGCGATGGGCTCCTCTGAAGAAGAAATAGTTACTGCGATGAGGAACTCATCGGGTGCCATTGCCAAGTATGCGCCAAGCGAGGAAACCTATGGTAAGTGGCAAGCGATGGCCTCTTTCCTGATAGATACAGGATCGAGCGCGGGAGAAGCCGGAACCCAAATAGAGCGCGTCGCCCAAAAGATGGATCAGAATGGGGCAGGGGTTGCCGCCATCCTAGGCATAGACCAGGCTTCCCTTTCATCATCGCTTAAGACCGACTTCATGGGCACGGTCCAGGGGTTGGGCGAAGCCATAGCCGCCCTGCCGGAGTCAGAACGCCCCGACACCGCGAAGATGTTTGGGCTAGAGGGCAAAGTCCTAATCGACAAGGTAGTTGCTGATATAGAGGCCGGAACCGGCAAGCTCCAGGGCGCGATTGACCTGGCGATGAAGCCGGGCAATGTGGCTCAGGGCTATGAGGATGTTGCAGATAATGCGAGCAAGGCATTTGATCGCATCGGCCAGGCTGCCCAGGTCAGCTTAGAGAAGATTGGCGGCCTATTGCTGCCCATTGTGGCCGATATTGCCAACACCATCGCAGACGCATGGGTAAAAGGCAACCAGCTAGGATCTGAGGCATTTGTAGCAGCGCAAAAACTCGCAACGGGCGCGGGATCGGCCATGACCAGCGCCACCAATTCATATCTTAGTTTCATGGGCTATAACAACGCCGACTATATGCCGGGCGGAAAATATTACACTGAGCCCCAAGTAGATACTGATGCTGCTAATGCTGCCGCCGCTTACAAAGCATCTGCAATGTACAAGGTGGGCGAGCAGGCCACAAGCGGCGCAAGCTTCTCAGATGCATCTTTCAAGGATTTGGGCAGCAAGACAGGCATTGGTTATGTGGACGCGCTCAACCAGGAACTTAATACCGCACTGCCTAAGACGTTCTCAGATAATTATTTGAAACTGTATGATGTGGCGGGGCAGGCCGGAAAACAGATGGGCAGTCTGTTCGGGCAGGCGTATCTCGACAAGGTAAACGAACTTCTTAAAGAAAATTCGCCTGAAGTAGCGGCACTCATCGCGTCTGGAATGACAACAAACGCCGCGCTTGCTGCTGCCGAGTCCCAATCGGGCGGCCAAGGCAAGATGAAGCGCGCCGACAACACCATGAGCATCCTAGGCTCCCAATATACCCTTAGACAAACTGAATCCAATAACACCAAGCTCAACTGGTGGAAAGGCCCGGACGATACGGAATGGAAAGAGATAGAGTCGTCTGGAAAAGACACATCAGAAGCAATTGCCGATGCCTATTACAACGACCTGAGAGGCAGTATCAAAAATTCTGCCAAGTTCATGGAAACCCAATATACCGGCATGAGCAGCGATCTAGGAGAGGTTGTCTCAGACGGTATATTTGGCGACATGGAACGCAAACAGTTGGAGGTTTATAAGGAACTGCTAGAGACTTATAAGCAAAATATCCCCCTAGATTTTTCGGCTGATGACCAGGCACTGTTGACCAACATCGATGACATCCTATCTGGTAAGACGTTTGAAGTTAATCTAAAAGCAAGCGGTGATTTCGAGGCTGATTTTGCTCTGTGGCTCCAGCAAAAGGCAGATCTCTATGTCGCCATCGCAGATGTAACCGGCCAGATACCAAAATATGAACAGCAAAGATCTAGGCATGATTGGGAGGCCGACAAGACCACCCCGGAGCAGACCAAGACCTGGATTAATGCGATGGAGCAGGCCGTCACCAGCAAAGACGTTGGACTTCTTAGCACGTTCCCCTCTCTGAAGAAAGATATCGAGGAACTATCCCCTGAAATAACAAAAGAGACCTGGTACCGCCAGCTGCTCTCTACCGGGATGGTCGAGTACAATAGCCAAGTTAAACAGGTCGGAAACAGTCTCGTGGTGCTCGATGCGGGCGGTAAACAATTAGGAACCACGTTTCTCATCACCGATAACCATATAGCGATGACCAACGGCAGCTTATTGCAGTTCAATACCGCGATATTGGGCGCTGCCGCTGCCGCGATCTCCGCTGCAAGTTCTTTTTCCAGTGCCCATGCGAGTTCTTACGGCAGCGCAGGAACAACCTGGCAAGGCACATCACTAACAAGCTCTAAATGGTCAGGGCAAGCGATTTCTGCCGCATTTGCCAATCCATATGCTGCATCAAATTTAGAGAGCCAATTCAAGGCGGCTGGCGCTTGGTATGATGAAGGAATAAAAACCGGTGTTGTTGCACAATCCGGGCCTGCGTGGGTACAAAAAGGCGAGCGAGTTATTAAAGAGTCAGATATCAAAGGCCTTTACCCAGACTTTGCCAAGGCCGCTAAAGGCTCGATGCAATATTTGACTGGAGAAAAATTCTTCGAGGACTACCAATATCAGATAACTCCTCCATCCGGCTACCAATATAGCAAATGGCCCAACGCCCCACAGGTCAACGTATCTGGCAACGTGCCTAGCGCGTGGCTGTCCGAGGGACAAACTACCGGCATGGAGATGATCAGCTCCGAGATCCGAGCAATGCAGCTCGACGCGATCAAGACCGGCGCGGGGTCAGTCGTACCATATTGGCTAAAAGGCGAGGTGGCGCAACCTGATTGGTGGACAGAAGCGGCAACGGCATTGTCGCCCAAGTATGCTGAGAATTGGGCCGCGAATAAGGGCGGGGCCGTCCCCAGTATCGATACGGGAGATATAAAAGTAAATGATAATGTGACTTTGCTCAGAGATCCAAGAAGCGATGCTTGCATTCCTCTATTGAGTGCCCCATATTTAAAAACAACAGACGAATTTTATCTTAACAGTGGGTCAATGAAAATTAATGAGGATGTAACCTTGTTGAAAGATCCAAGGTCAGATTCTTGCATTCCGTTGTTGAAAGCGCCTTACCTGAAAACCACTGACCCGTTTTATCTGGCATCTGGATCAATGCCACTGTCTGCCCGCCAGACAGTGGCATCATCAAGCGACCGGGCTGAATCTATCCTCGCGGACATCGAAGATAACACCGCTGCAAGCGAAAAGTTCCTCTCCGAGCAGATAGACATTCTATCTACCGGTATATTCGAGACAAGTGGATCTCTCTCCAATTTTCCGGGTGGCGCATTCTCAGTAGGCGGAAGCGGCGCGCTAGTAACCGGCCTGAGCAAGGAGGGTTACATTGCCACATATGACCCGAGAACCGATACCTGTGAGGGGCTTTCATTTGTGGCCCCGGATGCAAGCCTAAAGACCACTGATCCATTCTATCTCGGACTATCTACAAATAGCCCATACAGAAGCGAGGACAAGGAACCTGGCTATGGGTGGTCAAATGTTGCTACAGCAGCAAACTCCGATCTGAAAAATCAGATGAAGGTCGCCGAAGAATCTTATAAAGAGCAACAGAAAACTGAAGAGAATACCAGCAACATATATGATCAATTGGGAAAGCAGTATGCCCTTCAGCAGCAAGCACTGTCGCTCAGCGGATTGACATTGGATGCCACGGGCATGTTGGTGTCTTCGGTGGGCGGCGGCGGAGGATCTAGCGGGCTGTATGGGAGCACGTCTGGAAGTTTTTGGGGCGGTTTGTCGGTCTCAGGTGGCGGTGGCTGGGTGGGAACCGGCGCATCATCGTCTGGATGGGGCGCACAAGCCTCTGCAAATGCTGGATCAAGCGGTTCATATGGCGGTGTTTCGTGGGGGTGGGCCGAAGGCGGCATAACCGATCATCCAGTTTACGGCGTATTCGGCGAGGCCGGAAGAGAAGCCTTTGTCCCCATCTCAGATCGCGCGGCAGGCAGGCGCATCTTGCCACAGGTCATGAAGGAATTGGGCATCAGGACCTTTGCCTCAGGTGGGTTTGCAGGGCACGGTTCGGCCTCTGCGTTGGGCGGGTTCGGTGACATAAACATCACTGTCATTAACAATTCCAAGACCGCCGTAAATGAGAAGAAACTTGCAAAAGAAATCGAGAGCAGACTGACCAAAAAGATGTATGAGGCGGCGAAATGATTAAGATCAATGTAAAGACGCCGTCTGGTACAACCCTAAAAAACATCGACTGCGACTATGAGCTAACCAGACCGGTTGTCTTGGATCGCATGGATGCGCGCGAGATGGAGCTAACGGTAGATCGCCGCTTGCCCATTCCGCAGTTCTCCATCGTCACCGCCAAAGACGGCAACATGGTCAAGTTCCGAGGATACTGTGAGAGCAATTCGATAGATATCTCATCTGGCTCAAAGACCACATGGACGGTCAAAGGCATGGAGGGGCTGCTAAACTCCCGGCCAGCGGTGCGATATTTCTATCCAATGGGCATATCTTCATTGGAAGAAATACTAACAGACGAATTAACAGATAATGCGGTGCCTGGATTGTTGGCAATGGCAAATAGCGCCGTGCCGCCCGGCCTACCATATTCGATCTATGACGCGACGCATAACATCATCAAGCTCGTGGGATATGGCACGCAGAGCTATTTCAGCACCCGTGATCTATATGTCATTGGCAACACGGCCACTATCAAGCTTACTGATGCTGGAACGCTGGCGCTCCTGACCTATACCGACACAGGATATTATAGGGATGTCAGTGATCTGTATATCCGAGTAGATAATCAGAAATGCCGATCCTGGTATCTGCATGGCGGCCTTCTTGTGGATGGTGCCTATGATACCACGATTAGGCTAGGGGAGGTCTATGATTCATCCCAAACGCTATTAGGCGACCTTGAAACCAACTTAGACGAAATAGGGGACCTCATTGCGGATCTGATTACCGCAAGCAACCTGTATGTTAGGGTCAGGGACGATGACAATTACACTTACATTGACCTGATGATTTCCGATGGCCGGGGGTCAACCGGCGGCCTGTATACTATCAGGGAAGGCGAGAGGGGATTCTGTTCTATAGAGAAGTCAACCGCTGGCGATCCTAAGACGCACTGCACCATCGGGCAGGGGTTCGGAGAGCAGCGATATTCTGCCGATGATCCTACCTACATGGGCCTGAGGGTCCATGAAATTTTAGAAGTGGAGTCAGGATTCATCGGCGACGATGGTATGTTCCAGCGCAAGGTCGATGCCCACTACATCGGGCGGCAGCAAGACCAGCAATATGATATCGAGGTTGCCAGGCAGTTTCAAATTTATCCCGGGGATTACTTCAAATTCTATCCGTTGCATGCGACACCGGGCATTTTCCGATCTCAGGAAATTGTGGAGTCGCCTGGCAAAACCAAGCTGTCGCTTGGGCACAGGGACTTGACCCTGAAAGATGTCGAGGACGCGAGAGAGTCCACGCCAGGTGGGTTCACTGATAAATATTTGAGGGATCAACGGGAATCCCTCACCAAGACAGAGACTATCCACATATCAGATCCATCCCACGTCTTTGCACCCGCCGGCATGGAGTTCTATGTTCCTCCTGGCGTTGATTTGGACAAATACAATCCAAAGATCACGCTTGGCTTGACCATCTCGCCAGTGGATAATACCGCCATGTGGAAAACTTCAACTGCATACGTTATTGGAGATGAGGTCTATTGCGATGATTCAGACGAAATCACAAAATTGTATCGCTGCATTGCGGATCACACGTCTGCTGCATCAACCAAGCCGGGCATAGGGGCCTCATGGGCGACCGACTGGATAGAAATAAGCGAGACAAAGGATCTGGATTTGGGCCGATGCGCACTGGAAGTAAAAATAGATGATGTGGTCGTTCCAGATGGGGCCATAGTAGGGCTCTGCATCGGGCAGACCAGTAGCAGCTCTATTCCAGAAATCGACATCACCGACAGCATAACCACTAAGGCCACAAATACTGTAAAAGTCTGGGTGCACATGGCAAGCGAGTACGAGGTGGCCCATACCGATGAGGAAGACCATCCAGAGCTATCGGTTTCGGCTTCTATGAATTTTTATAAGAGGTTGTCAATATGAGCGCATACTGTTCTTTGCATGGGCTTGTCCTTACAGATATCGTGGACATTGATGGTGTGTCGGTGTCGGGCGGCGGTCGGAACATAGACTCTCTGTCTTCCTCTGGCATGAGCTACGCGACTGTCCTCGAATCGGGGCACGACGCTGCAACCTATTCTTTTGAGATTCATTCGACCACCAGGGGCGACATAGAGCGGGCCCGCCAGGAGATCAATACTGCTCCATCGGGAGCCGAATTTTGCCCATTTGACAGTGATCAGGTAGCATACATCCAGCAAGCCTATGCGACCCCGGCCAAGATAACCAAGATCGCGGGCGGCGGGCAGATTTATTACAGCGATGCGACTGTAGTATGCGAAAATGAGCTATTGTATGGGGCGGATGCTGGTATAGCCTTCCAGCGAAATGTTCCCCTGCCGAAGACAGCGACCATTGTTAATGCAGGCTACTATCCTTCGGGCCTGGATTGCCTTACCATGTCGGGCGGTTACGTCGCGCCAAAATATACCACAGATGCTTATTTCTCGATAGGTTCCAACAACGTGACTCTTTGTCAACAGTTGATGAGAGGGGACCGATTTACATTAGACAGATTTGGCAATTGTAAGCATGAGTATTCCACGACCTTCAAAAAGACCTATGCAGAACAGCAAATCGACCTTTTAGGGAGCACGTTCTGCGATTATGGCACAAGCGGCTCAATAGCAGAGGGCGCGCTAATAATTGGCGCATCTGGCAAGATCCTGATCCCCTTCTATGGGCCGCTGCTCTGTAATGTACCGCCTCATTTGGAAGTAGATGTTACCGCAATCGCGGGTGCGCCAACGGTGCAGATAGCTTACAGCTCCGATCTATCCGATCTGGAAGAGATAGATTGCGATACGCTGGTTGTCGGGAAAAATGAGATTGACTTCCCTCTGGACGCCGTTGGGGAATCGTTTATCGCTGTCGGAATAGTCACCGGCGACGATGCCAGTATCCAGATATCGGGCCTGAAGGCACAGATTGAAAGATATTGTAATGTTAACGATCTTCCTTCTATTGAAGAAGATGAAACGGCAACATTGACAGTTGGCGATGGAGAGACATCTAACCATCTGCTATCGTTTTTAATCGCTACTTATAGAGATATTTTCTGAGGTTTGTTTTATGACACTGGTCGAGAAATTCATCCGGGTAGGCGACGGTTCGCCTATCCTCTGGAAAAGCGTATGGCTCACATCTGTGGATTATGCCGTCGATGACACGGTAATCAATGACGGTTCTGGCTACATCTGCATCCTAGCGCATACTTCGGGAGCGGCAAGCGAACCCGGCACCGGTGGGAGCTATGCAACTTATTGGGAGGTATTTCCGGGGGCGGGACCAGCTGGTGTGAAGGGCGACACGGGCGATCCTGGTACTATGGCTGAAGAGGGCGATTGGGCCACTTCGACAACCTACCAGGCCAACGATTTGGTCCAGCATGCCAGAAGCGGATACGGTAAAGGCTCCTATATATGCACATCCGGGCACACATCAGGCGCATCAACAGAGCCTGAAGTGGGGGCAGATTGGGCAACGGTCTGGAGCGCGTTTGCTTACGGCGGAGCGGATGGTGCCGGAACTGGCGATTTCGTGGGTCCTGCCTCATCGACCACTGATCATATAGTCTCTTTTGGCGATAATTCCGGCAAGCTTGGCAAGGACGCTGGCACGCCGGAGACTATTGTAAATGCGGTTCTGCTCGCGGAGTCGGCTTCTACCACCGCGCCAGTGGGTACCACCGACAGCCTGGTAGTCGATGAAAATGGCACGATGAAGCGCAAGACGGCGGACAGCTTCGCCAAGAAGTATATCCACGTCAACATCAAGGCCGGGACATGGTTGGCCTCAATAACCAATGGTTGTACAGCGGCCTCATCCACCACACAGATCGAGCTTTCCACCAACGATTTTAATCTGGTCGCGTTGGCCTTCCCGCATACTGCAAAAAAATATGCAACATGTGATTTTGAGCTTCCCGACGGTTATGATGGTGGCACCATCTCGGGTTATGTGACCTGGTATTCCACCGGAACCACAAGCAGCGGGGTACGGTTCGGCCTGCAGGGGGTCGCAATTGGCAATGATGAATCTATGGATGCCAGTTGGGGAACAGCGGTCGAGGTGACGGATTCAGCCACAGGCGCAACTTATAAGCGGCTTAAGTCGCCGGTCATGGCCGACATCACGCTAGGCGGCACGCCCGCTGGCGGGGAAACGTGCGAGCTGAGGCTATACCGTGATCCTACCCACGGCGACGACGTATTGGATGAGACCATCTACGTGCTTGGTGTCAAGCTCAAAATCGGCATCAACAAGCATTCGGAGTGAGCCATGCCATATGTAGCAGTTGAGCCCACGAAAATAACGATAGCCTCGACCAGTGTTTGGGTAGACATAGATCTTGACAACTATGTGACGCTTCCGCCCGGTGGGGCCAACGGCGTAGCGGTGCGAATCGTATCGAGGGGCGATTACGATAGCGGCGTTCGTATGAAAGGGTGCACGCTGTCGGTGCCGTATGGTTCGGGCACGTCATCGCTTGAGCAACACGACATGTGGGTGGGTGTCGATGCAAGCAACGTTTTTCAGGCATATGCACAGAGTAATACTTATGTCAGCATATATATTATAGGCTACCTGACCGGCGGATTCGAGTTCCTGAGCCAGCCAATTGAATATTCAATCGTCACCGAAAGCGCGTGGACAAACATCGACTTCTCCGATGACATCCCAAGCACCGCGCTAGGCGTAATCTTGCTAATCAAGGAGCGAGACGAGTCCAGTTTCGGGCTAAGGAATGATGGGTGCACGGATAACCTATATTCGCATGCAGAGGGCAGCATGTACCATTGTGCCATGATGGGGTGCACCAATCGGATTGTAGAATATTATTCCACGAGCGCGTGGGATTCTGATATATATCTCCTCGGATATATAACATCTGATGCATTGGCAACCTTCAACACTACCACCAAGACCGATTATTCGACCGGGACCACGGGAGCTTATGCAGACCTAACCGCGCTCCCGGTCGGCGCAGCGGTAGGAATCTTTGAGGCGGGTGTCACCGGCACAACCCATTATCAAGCAGCCCTGCGAAAGAACGGCAGCACGTTTGACCAGTACGCCTATCTCCGGGGCAGGCAGTGGTTCACTGTCGAGGGCGATTCTGACCGAATTGTTGAGGGAAAAATAGAGAATGCAGCCTTGGATTTCTATCTGGTGGGCTACTTTGCACCGTCGACTGCCGGTGGGAATTTCGCAGGGGTGGCATTGGGCGACTGCATGATCATCTAGCGCGCCGGATAATCTTATCTATCTGACCCTCACCCAACCCGAACTCTTTTGCCGTCTCGCTTCGCGAATGCCCACCAGAGCGTTTACCAGCGCCATAATAGGCCACTATTTTCTGCGCGAGATCTGGATCGCGAACCTCAAGCGGCTGGCGATTGGGCGGGATCTTTCTTTTTTCGGGTTTCTTCTCAGGCATGGGCGGGGCCATCGAATTTCGATCTAAGTACTCGATCAATGCCTCGCGCAGGACTTCTTGCTGAACTTTATAGGTCGTTCCACAGCGATCTAGCAAGTAGCGT